CCCACCACCAACGGAATAGAAAATGTCTCTGCTGAATAACATAATTAACTTTTCCATCAACGCCTGTTCTTTCTACAATCCTGCATTTCATATTTATCTCCAATCAGTTTATAGTTTTTTACCTAACAAGCAAAATTAAGCCGACCGGTGTTAGCTCCACTTTTGCGTTGAGTTTATCACCCGGCGGCTTATTTTAGACATTAAGTATTTAAATTTTTTCGTATGTCTGTTCAAAAATACCAGGTTTGCATGGGTAAAATTCACCAGCGATACCTTTAATTATCCAATCTCCGGGGGATGCTGTATGGTCTCCTTCAAGTGTTGGGATTATCAAATTCCCATTGATCCATGTGGCAAATGGAACATCAGCACCCCTTGCGAACTGTCCCTCATTGATCCAATGAATTAGGCCAAAAGACTCTGAATCATTATTAAACTGTCTCGCTTCAATTATTATAGATTTCTTTTTAAATTGTGGCATTTTACCATCCTTATTTATCAAAATAGGCAACATTAATTCTTATAATTGTTCGTTTATTTTTTATTCCTTAGCTTATTTTAAGCAAATTCCTATCCATCAACCTAAACACAGTACGTTCTAAATAATCTGAAGTATCAACACTTTTGTCTACTTTAACTGTAGTGTAAAGATTACTCGTTGCGGAACTTTCGGCGATTATTCGACCAGATTGCTCTGCCATTTCCACGTATCCTCGTAATTGATTAATATTCTCCACGTCCAGATGAAAGTTTCTCAGCAATTCACTCCAATCAAACGTATCTTTGGAGTCAATAAAACTCAATATCTTCGCATAAACATTTGCCTGACTTGACATCCCCAGGCCATAAAACGCATTCGGCATCTCCTTTTCAGTTATTTGCATTATCGCTAAGGCTTTCTTAAAATGTTCAGCAGTAATAATTAAATTACTACTTTCCGCAGCAGATACCAACATACATACTTTATTAATATGCAGCGGGCGACGATGATTATATCCGAGGAATTTCTCAGATGAAACCCCAGAATCGTCATATTCATGCTCATACCATCGTACATAGGCTTGGAGGAAATCTTTACTCAACGTGAACTGCCCTGCTAAGTTGGCGATTTCCTGTAAGTCGTATGCTAACTTCTTTTGAATGTCCATCTCTTCGGGTGTTAAAAACTGCAAAGCCCTCCGTTGCTTGGGGCCCTGAGCGACTACAAAAATGATCCGTGATAACAGACCGCCACCTACTGCATCTTGTGTCAATCTGGCTTGTAGCAAACTAGGCGTAATGGCTCCGATGATAGTTAGCCAGCAATAAGATAAGTCTTCTGTTTTTCTTGATAATGTTTTATACTTCCAAACATCTGCACAATCAAATAGATCAGTCAAAGATGCGATTAACATTTGATCTCTATCATTCAAAAAAACCTGGAACTCTTCTGCCCATATGGATAGGCTTTTATGTTTCTTTGTACCTCCTTTTGAATCAACATAACTATCTTCACTCTCAATAAATGTTTGAAATAACGCTTGAGTTGATCCTAACGAGTCTGCCCCAAGTGGTATATCTAACTGCTGTACAAAAACTTTTGCGATCTTCATAGCTGTGCCTTTTCTCCCACCTGGCGGCCCAACTAATGAGACAAAAATATTCGGATAGACAAATCCTCTCAAGGCTCCCCAATTACAATAGCACTTCCTACGCAAGGCAGAGCTAATTGCAGTTAGGCCAGACCAAAGATGATATAATTCTGGAGGTTCTGTCCGTTGTGTGTACTTCATGTAATTCTCGAGCCAGTCTGATAATTGCCTAGCCATAATTTATACCTAATTAAAATAATATAATTAATATTTACTTAATGTTTATCTTATCCATTGCAGCGTCTATCTCTTTTTGAGTAAAACTTGCTATTTCAGCTGTCTTGCCAGCCCACTGCCGACCAATCTTAGCATCCAAGCCAATGGTAAAACTCTTTCCTTTATATGTAAAAGTGTGTGTCATGTGATCTTTAATAATAAGTAAAATTTGGAGTAAGTTATCAATCTGGCTTTTATGAAAACTAAAGACCATTGAATCATGGACAGTAGTATTAAATCTTATGTCAAATCCATCTTTCATAAGCCGCTTATCATTGGAGCATTTAATCATTCCTTTATTTAACAACTCCGCTACAGTAGATTGAGGTTTGTAGCTATAAGCATTTCTAAACAAAGCTGCATTCATATCACCCAAGAATCTCCTAGGCCGGCCAAATAAATTAAACAGTACCCTGCTATTTGTGACCTCTTCTTCAATGGATTGATGCCATCTTTTCAGACCAGGAAATCGATCTGTGTAATTAATTAGGAGTTTCTTACAATCAGCCATGCCTTTAAAAATTTCTTCAGTTGCCAATTGATCGGAGAATGTTTGCGCACCCATGCTATAATTACTGGCGTGCACAACCTTCTTTCCCATGTACCTCATTGTGCTTTTTTGATCTACCTTTTTAGTCTTAGCCTCATGGATAACATCTTCTATTGGAACATCAAATATTTTGCTGGCATTAAAACTATGTACATCAATCCCTGATTCAAACGACTGAATCATGTTAGCATCTTGGGTTAGATAAGCAACTACATGGGCTTCAGCTTTAGCAAGATCACATTCACATAGAATCCAATCCGGCTCGGCTATGAGAAAATATTTAAAGATGTAAGGTTGATTCTGAAGGTTTGATCCAGTTCCGAAAAAAGTCTTTTCCGTTGCAATTCTACCTGATACTGTCCCAGAAATCTTATGACTACATCGAAGTTTATTATCATCATCTACGGCAATGTTAAAATAAGTTGAAACTAACTTCTTATACTTCCTGATTTTGATTATCAACTTCGCTTCTTCAGCTCCCTTAGCACCTTTTTTAGCAATCCTATGCAACGCTACTGTATTGCAAGTTGCATTTTTCGTTTTGGGATTAATATACGGTTTGATCATACATATCCCGTAGAAATAAGCAATCATTTGCTTCGCTGATGATACGTTGATTTCCTTCCCGGCGATATCGTCAAGTTCTTTTTGCAGCGTAATGATTTTTAATTCATACTCTTTTTTAGTCTTTTTAATTCCCCGAACATCTGTCAAAAAACCGTTGAACTCCATTTCCATTAAAGGCTTATGCAGAGCCATCGTATATTCCATTGCATCAGTGGATTCAAATTCTTCCAGTTCTTTTATGAGGGCTTCAGATATCGGGAGCAAATAAGCTGAATCTTTCGCATTATATTGCCAGTATTGTTTCCAGTCTTTAATTACCTTAAGATGTGATTGCTTACCTTCGTCTTTATAGTAGGGATAATAAGTATAGGCGGAAGTTAAATAATCCAAACCTTTCGGCAGTTCAGTATAACAAATATGCTGAGCCAACATAGTGTCAAAATAAAAATTATCTGTTTTTATATTCATCGTGCGCAAGATAAACATTAGGTCAAACATTCCATTTTGGCATATCTTGCCTATGGAAGGGTTGCCCAGAATTTCAGCCAAACCTATCCAAATTCTAGTCTCTTCGTCAACACCCCAATACGCTCCTTGATTATCCATTATTGGTATTGACATAGATTTAATCAAACCGTCATCGTAAATTGCCAATGAAAAGCAGGTTATAAATTCCGGTGTGGCTTCAATATCAAAGGCGACAAAATCTTTCGTACTGATTAATGAATAAAAGTTTGTTATTTCAGTCAAGGTAGGCTGGATTATTATCTTCGTATTATCTTTAAGAAGTTCTGGCTCATCGATGATTTTTAATGCTTTAAGGAAATCAGCTATAATTGTATAGAAATGAATTGGTTTACCATAAACCATAGTAAATGATGGATGGTATGAGAATCCGATGATTTTGCCCGCTAGCTTATCTTTAAGATGCGGGAATTTTTCAGCTGGATAGAATGATCCTCGATATTTACTGATTGAATCAAACCTTGGCTCATCGATTAAGAGTTTCATTGGAGTAGAGCCGAGTAACATTATTACTTTGCCTGGAAATGCTGCAAGTTCATCAATCAAGTTTCTTTGTAGCTCTCCCCATTGAGAATGCCTGAAACCTTTAGCTGTCCATAGTTTGTTGTAATTATTTGATGGGATTTTAGCCTTACAAGCATGTGTCAAATAAATTTGATACCTAGCAAGCCGAACCGCTGCACATATACGATTAAGCTGACTACCCACGGGGCCGACAAAAGGTTCTTCCTTCAAGAGCTCTAAATCGGTTGGAATCTCCCCGACCATGGCAATAACTGCGGAATTGATATTATCTGTTGGCGGGCAATCTATAGCTAACACGTCAAAAGAAACTTCTTTAGACTTTTTTGGTGCTACAGAAATCTTTGGAATGATCATAGTTGTTTCCTTACGTTATATGAGGATATCCTTCTTGGTTTGTTCCTGACTTGGAGCTTTGATTTCCATTTTACAATCTAAGCAAAGATAAGATTTCACTCTTGCGATGTTTGCTCCGATTAGATTAATGGCAAAGTTATAATTTGGATCAGCTTCATATCCGTTTGGATAAGTAATACAGGCAAAGCCAATCTCTATAGGCACAATATTCTTATGAAGGCAGCAATATTTTGAAGGATCATTTTCTTTTGAAGCATCTTTCATAATTTGACCTGATTTATATTTTGTCATCTTTTTAAATCCTTTTAAGAATTAAAGCCTTTTAAGAATTAAAACTTTTTAAATAATTTTTGCCAAAAACTTTGGGCTTTCTCCTTAATATCTTCACAACATAATTTATCAGTGTGATAAACATCTAAACCTAAGTTATAATATTTTTCACCTAAAACATCATCAACCAACTTATCAAAATGTTTTCTTAAATTCTGGTGTTGAAATGCTATTATTTTATGCTGGGCATAAAACTTTTTATAAAATGAATATGTTTTTTTATTTTTCATTTTTTATCTCCTGCTGTTTTTCAGCTTCTTCAAACGGTTTTCCATACATTCTATTTCACTTTGTATTTGTTTTATTTTTTTATCATCTAGCTCAGAAGTAAATAAAGTTTTTTTCCGCTCTTTAATGGCACAAAGATAAATGTGATCTGTAAATTCTTGGCGACTAAAATGATATGGTGTCTGTAAAGCTTTAAGTTTCATAAAAATTATTCCTTTACCTTAAATTCATATAACATATTATAATTAGATTTATTAGAGCTAAAATTCTCTACCGGATTAATAATCCGTAACACCGCATACCGATCAACGATATATGTTTTCTTTGTATTAATGTCTTGTACTTCGATGGAATTGCTTTGTCTGATATTACGGATAATCTTTCCGATGATGATCATAAGTTATCTCCCAGAAATTTTTACATCCAAGCCAAGGTAATTACTCAAATTACTATAAAACTGCGGGATGTATTTTTGACTTTTATCACAGCCAACTGGCATCATTTTTGCCTTAGCCGCAGCAATCAAACAATTACCAGATCCTGCAAAAGGAGATAAAAAGATCGTGCCTGGTTTACCCATTGCTTTGATAAAATGATCATAAAGCTCGATGGGCTTTTCCCACTGATGAATCCGCTTTGCATTGTTTACTGTATTCATTTGAATTGCAGAAGGTAATGATGGGGTATTGAATGTGGCATCACCTTTTCGGAACAGCATATACATTTCCCAGTTACTAATTAGGTTGCGTTTAGGCTGGTTGGTGCTGCCTCCAGGCTTAACCCAGACTCCAGGCTGCTGTATTGAAAATCCTATTTCTGTAGCAATCTTCTGGATTTCTACTACATGTTCCTTGCCTGTCCAGCATAACACCCAACTGGAATCAAGCATCTTAGTATAAATTACAGGTAGGTAATGAAAATAAAATTCAAATAATTCTTTCTCAGTCCAATCTGTAGCTTTGCTTTCAATTTTTGATGTCTTTCCATAATTAGTATTGAAATCAATTGCATAAGGAGGATCTAACTCTACCATGCCTACAGAATTGTCTGGAATCTTATTTATAAAGGTTTTATAGTTTTCAGCCACATAAACTGCTTCTGGTACTTTAGTTTGGTCAGCATCAGCTTTATTTTGTGCATCTAAAGATAGTTCTTTACCTAATTGTTTGGTTTTCTCAATGGCTGTGTTGGGAGCTGTGTTTTTTGCAGGAATCTTTATGTTGCCAGTTTGAAGGTTAGTCAGTCTTTCTTTTTCTTCTGGGCTAAAATTATCCATCCTCTGTAAAGCTTTGGCCTGCTCACCTAATGCTTTATATGCTTCCTTTGCACGGCCTTTGGTAGTTTGCTCTTTCAACATAGGAAAGATTTTCAATGCTTCACAAAAAGCCAAGTCAGTTGAAAGACCACCGAGGCTGCAATTTAGCCTTTTAGAAGTCTCACGGTAGCCCCAATTATTACCTGCTTCAGATGCTGCGGCTACCCAAAAGTTATGAATCTTATGCTTGAGTTCAATTTCTTCATGCCATAGAAATTCCTTCCTATCCATGTTAGCTAACAATTCAATGAGAGTATGGTCTGCGTTTGTAATCCCATCTACTATGCGGACTTCAATAGTTGTACGGTCTAAAGATTCTATTGCTTTTAATCTATTAAGACCATCAATTAATTTGTTGTTTGAATCGATTAAGATTGGATTAAGCTGGCCTACCATTTCAATTGATTTTGCCAAACCGGTGATATCGCCTACATCTGTCCTGGCACGGTCAATTATAAGTATGTCTGCTATTTGACGTTGCTCTATTTGGAAAAGTTGCATGTTTTATAATCCTTTATTTCCTAACAAGTTTTCTGCCATTATTATTATCATCAACAAGCATTACTCCAGGTACAAAAGTAAGGGCTTCAGCAATTACGTATGTTTTATCTGGATTTCGTTGCTGCGTAGTTACTTGCACAACACATCCGGTGGGAGTTGCCATTGCTTTAGTGCTTTTCATCCAACCTTCAGCTTCACTTGATGCCTTACAAAGAAGTTGGAACATATCAGGATTGCCAACTCTTTGAATATCTTTGACATTATCAATTGCACCTGATCCTGGGATTGTGGAGTTATGTAAAGTTTTCACTGGAGCTGTTTTTGCTGGGGTTGTTTTCATGTTTTAAAGTCCTTGTAATTGTTTAGTTATTGCCATTATTTGGGCTGGCGTTAATTTGGCTAAGGCTGCTTTTGCTGCTTTAGTTGGATCTTTCAGCATCTTCTTTCCTTGCTTAGTTCCAGCTCGTTTGGCAATGTTCTTCATGGCTGATTTAGTAATTCGCTTTGAACTAACTTTTGCTGCATTCAGGGCTGAACTGCGTATCGTGCGGATTCGTTCAATTAATGACTTTTGATTCTCAAAAGACATATCAAGAAAAGATTTACAATATATCCGATCCATTAAAGGCATTATTTTTCTCCTTTATTCGGACGATCATCCAGGTGAGGAAAATTCATTTCTGTATTATATAAATTAATAGCACAAAAAAGAACTGCTCCTAAATGATGTTTATTAATGTTATGCTTGCTTATTGATTCTGGGTCAAAGGTTTCGTTGTTGAAAAACCATTTTAGCAAATGCCTCATTAGAGCGTCATACATAATTGTACTGGTAAATCCAAGCCGCCAAGATTCTCGATCATATTTTATGATGCCTTCCCTGTAAGCAGGTTCGAGCATTGGTATCAGTAGATCTAACGGGAGCAATGAAACTTGCGGTTTATCTTCCAAGTTGTTGTTTTTCGGAGCTGTTTGTTGTCTATTCATAGTTAAGCTTCCACCTTTGGTAAGGTTAAAGATTCTTTTTTATACAGATAATCAGTAACCTGATCAAATTTACCAGCATCAATCAAGCTTGCTAGTGATTCAAATATATGGCGGAACAACATCGTTTGCTGCCCATGATGGAAATGTTCATTCACCTTTGTGTATAGCTTATTATTTATGCGGGCAGTTACTTTGCGCTCATAGATAATGTTTTGGTTTTCATCGTACTTAGGTTTCATCTTTCTTTTCCTTTGTTAAAAGATTCATAAATTGTTCTTCAGTTATTTGTGGTATGTTATGTTTAATTGCTTTGTTGATCTTTGTCTTGCCTGGGGATTCACCAAGAATTAAGTAATTTGTTAATCTGGTAATATGGGAGGAATATTCATATCCTTGAAGAGATAGATATTCTATGATTGCTTCCCGAGATGAGTTTAATGTGCCGGTTATGCAATATATTGCCTTGGCTGTGTTTGGTAATTGGGCGAACGTAAACTCAGTAAGCATTTCCTCTTTTGCTTCCATAAACAAGACAGCTGCTTTTGCAAAGTTTTCTCTTGCCTGGGCTGTAATATGACCTTTTAATTCCCCTGATTTTACATATTGGCATAATCGTAATGAAGATTTATAAGCCAAACTTGGTAAGCCCAGGCCGGATATAAAGTGTGCCATAGTTTTTGTTTCATTAGATTGTTTAATTTCTCTTAAAATATTGGCAGTAATCTTATTCCCAAGAATACTTATTACCTTGGGTAGAAGATCATATGTTGTCATCGCTAATAATGCCCAAGGCTTAATAGATAAGATAGCAAAACAATGAGGATCTTCTAATAACTTAATGATGCTTCCTTCGCCTATACCATCTATCTTGACTCCTTTATGACTATAAAAATAAGCTATAGAGACAGTTAGTTTTGCAATACATTTATCCCCAGTACATATTAAGTGAACACCTTGGAAAGATAAAGGCTCATGGCAAATGGGGCAATCTTCTGGGAGATCTATATCTTCTGGAGTTACTTCACCGATAGGATTATTTTCATTATTTACTGTGATAATCTTTGGTATGATTTCACCTGCTTTACCAACTAACAAAGTTGCTCCGATACAAATTTGTTTCTCATATAACCATTTGGCATTATTTCCAGTTACACGAGTATTAATCGTGGAACATAAGTCAATTGGGGAATAAACAACTGTTGGGATAACTCTACCTAGGCGGCTAACATTCCATTCAATGCTTTCAACAATTGTTTTCTTCATTTGAATTGGAGGTTTCCAGGCAATTGACCAACTATTAACTTGCCCATTATTCCCCGATACTAACCTAACATTATCATCAGCAACTTTTACCATGATGCCATCAATTGGATATGTTTCCCTCCATTTAGCGTGTAGCTTTAGGAGGATTTCACTAAGTTTATCTAAATCACCATCGTAAGTATAATGCTCCTGGAAAGTGCCAAAATCATGAGGAACGGCTGTCATTATTGCTTCTGGCTCGCCATGTTTACGGGCTAACCATCCGGCGACAACATTTCTTGGGTTAGCTCCAAAATCTGATGACCAATCTTTAGTCAGAAGGATGATTTCAATTGATTGAAAATTCCGTAGGGGGAAGGGAAAATCTATGAAGGGCATCATATGAGTAATGTTAGTCCCACATTGACCGTTGCCACTAAGACAGAGCAACCAACTTTCCTTGGTCTTTGTTAATACCGCTGCACAACCATCATATTTTGGCTCAAATACAAGCGGTTGATCACCAAATCTTGTGAGAAAGATCTTCATATCAAGCATATTGAATGCTTTTTGTGTGCCGAATATTTGGTGTTTATGCCAGGGAAGGCCAGTCAAGTTTGTGCGATTTTGTGATGTGTGATATAATAAATCATTTGTAGGATCAATAGTATAAAGGCTTTGCCAAAGGATGTCATACTCTGTATCGGATATAAAAGGAATGCCAGCGGCGTATGATGCATTTGCTTTACTTATTTTATCTATTAAAACTTCTTTATTTAGCATGATTTATATCTCCTCTGCCTTGAAATATTCTGGACGTAAATAAAGACTTACCGCATATGGTTGGTCAGTTATAATGAATTTCTTATTACATTTAGTACAGGTAATTTTTTTCTTTATTATTCTTTCTGCGATCTCTATAGGTGTTGTTTTGTGCGAGTATTTCAAGTTAGTTTTATATTTTATTACCACATCTTCTGGGAAAGTATAAAAAAGCTCTTCTTGACAAGCAAGACAATTAAATGAAATAATACTTTCAATAGACATAATTAAAATTCCTTTAATTAAATAGACGTTCATTCTTGATTTAGTCAGTATTAACTTGGGTAAGCCTTATACTGGCTGTTCAAAAATGAACGTCAAGTTTAGTTATTTAAAATCAATAATGATTGTGTAAAGTTAAATCTGCTATACTATTCTGGCAATCTCATTGCGAGGCTGTCCAACTTTGACTGGATTACCGTCATCATCAGTGTCCATGCCATCGTTATATGAAACGTCTGCGGAAAACTCCAACCCTACCAGATCACTTTCATCAGTTTCTTGCTCTGGATCTAAGCCCAAAGAACGGAGGAAATCTTTAACCATACGCCACATCATGTTATTCTTATCTTCATCGTCCCCAGCAAAGTCTTTGTAGTTCCCATACCATAAGGTGTGAAAGATATTGTCGGCGTTATCTTCTCCGTCGATTTCAATAATCAACATGCAGCCATATCTTCCGGTATTCTTGGACTTAGTTTCTTTTGCCTTGGTTACACGGAGATCGTACTCACCAGCTTCTACAGGTTTGCGGTCTTTAATTTCTGAAAGATTAGGTATCATAGCCATGGTAGTATTTCCTTTTTTAATTTTAATTTAAGTTATTTAAAGATTTTAGTTAGTTTAAATGTACAGCAGTAATCAGGATTTCAAAATCAGCACGGATTTTCCTAAGTCCATAAATTTGCTGGGTTAAAAGTTTGATGCTATCATCTGATTTGTCGACATCAAAACTGGGTTCTTTTTGCTCAAATGCTAAACCCTTCATTTTTTGCAGGATAATGTCTGATAAAGCTTCAATTATTGTTATGTCATTTTCATCCATAATTAGTTAACCCCTTTTAATTTATATTCATGATAAGTAATGTCTAAAATCTTATTCTCTGGATCTTTTGCGTTGATAGTAAAATACTTTTCTTTTGCCATTTTACCTCCTTTTAATTTATCACAGTTTTACCTGCCAAGTAAGCATTAGCCAGTTGGGTCATTGTGATGTTTTCAACTTTTGCCATATCAAACACTCTTGACTTTGCTTCAAAGGCCAGCTTTTCAGTAAAAAATATTGTACGCTTTGTGCCTTTTGTAGTCAACAAATAAGCTTCATCAAAATCGCAGGCCAGAAGCTGCCGGAATTGCCCGTTTACTGCGGGATATCTGGCAACTACTTCTTGGCTACTATTCATCAAGGTGTGTAAGTGGACGGTAACTGCCACGGCACAAGGGAGTTCTTGCAAAGAGGTTACTAAGGTAGTCATCCAATTCAAGAGCTGCCCCCAATGTGCTGGAGCCATTCCTTTCTTCATATCCAACTTCTTGCCGATTCCTGAAGGAGTAATTGCACTTTTCTTGGCAATTTCATCAATGGCTTTTTTATTAGCATTAGTCAAGCTGTCCAGAACAAGCATCCCACCAATTGATGCAAGATAATCAAAGAAACCGTCGGTTGCATCTTGTTGATATTGCTTCCAGAAATCACTGAACAACATGTCTGATGTAGAAAAGTTATCAATAGTGATGTCTTCTCTGTCTTTGGATATTTTTTCAACTGTTTTCTCCCCACCCTTGTCGAAAAGGTAATAATGCAAAGGATTATCATAAGTTGCGGTAAAATGTGTTTTACCACTTCCTGAGTTTCCGGTTAGCAAAAATTTTAAGTCAAACTTTCTGGTGGCTTCTTTAAGTTTGGTTTTCTTAAATTTTGGTGTTGTTTCCATTTTAAAATTCCTTTAAATATGTTGGCAGGCTATACTGCCAGGAGAACCGATAATCTTATCGTCATAAGAGTGAAGTTGTAAGCATTCAACTCATAGGCCAGCAAAGGATGCTTGTTCATCATAAATATGAAGCCTACCGGTTTATTTGGTGAAGCATTACTCATTTTCCTTTAATCGTTTTTTAATACTTTCTTCCATTTTGCTTGGATCCCATTCGTCATAGTGAAAACCTTGTGGAGCCTTATCAAGCCAGAGTAACGGATTATTGCGGAGCCTACAAAGATCATAAAAAACACATGTTGACATGAAAGTAGTACAAGCGTATCCTGGCTTGCGAGGGAAAGAATTAAGGATATCCGTCCGGCTGGTGCAAGTTATTTTATCTTCAGTTAATAAGTCAATATTATGACTGATCTCTTTGCAGTAATAAACAAGGTTATGAAGAAAATGATCGATGGATGCAGCTCGTTTGTTGACTGTAATCGGCTGGAAGTCAATCTTTGATTTTTGACATAAAGCCATTCGGTAGGTCATGGAGGGGATTTTATCATAGAATAAACGACCTGCGGTTAAATAACCGTCAGTCTGGAAGGACATCTCGAAATTCTGCGGAGTGGTTTTGTATATTACTTTTGCTGTCTTATGGTCAATAATCTCCAGACCGGTGTCACCATCTGATAAACCAAGATCCATTCTTCCGATGTAGTTAGGTAAGTCTGAGCCATATTGAGTCAGGTCAATTGAAAATGGAGCTTCAACAAAGATTATTTTTCGGTCTTTGGTATCCAATGTCAAGAAACGATCCCAATATGCTTTATACATATTAGCTGCATGTCCAGGACTCTTTGGAAAGATAAGATCCTCGTTTTTCCAAATTGGAGCACCATCTAATTTCCATAAAGCATTAAATGCCTTGATGGAATTAACTGTCGCGTCCATAGCAGTAATTGACTGTTCTTCCATAAGAAGGTTGTACGTGGATTCTAAGCCGTAGTGCCAGCAGGAGCCAAAAACTAAATGGATGCTTTGCCCTGCTGGACGGAGGTTCATTTGATACTGAAAAAGAAATTCTCTCGGACAGGACATATATGTTGATAAGGATGAATAATCTATTCGTTTTTTGTAATTCATGAAAAATCCTTTCATGTTAAAAAATGATGATTAAAATGGCAAGCAATAAAGACCCTTTTCACAAGATCTCACCCCAGTGAAAGATAATAAAAACAAACTATACTTGCTTTATTGCTTGCCAAGTCAAAGGCAGTTATTTAAGCATTTTGGAAATTAGCCAAGATAGCTTCACGTACTTCTGGAGGCAGGTTGCCGAGAGCTTCAAGTGCCTTTTCCTCTGCGGTCTTGGTTACTCGGTAAACCGGTTTCCATTCTGAGAAATCCTCAGATATGATGACATCATCGGAATTGACAAACTCCTCATTATCGTCTTTCTCTTCCAATTTTCGACGAACCACAGCTCGGAAACTTACTTTAAGCTGTGCTTTAATCTGATTGATGCAGAGATCCTCTCCAAGGGATTCTGCAAGTTCTGCCAGTGTGGTGAGTTCCAAAACTGTAGGTTCTGCTACTGTGATATCACGTTTTGCGGGGTTACTAACTACTTTAATCATAGCCATGATTGTTTTCCTTAAATGATGGTACGTTAAATAATGGACGGAATGTCCGGTAGGGCTAAATTGCTACTTTTACTATAATTTGACAAGACTATACCGGCTCCGGATGGTGTGGATTTTTCCGGTGTGTTCCGTCATGTTGTGCTACTATAACAAAACGGAACGGAAAAGTCAAATCTTTTTTCAAAAAAATTATTTCTTTACAACCGTAACCCTTGACAAACTTACTTTATTTATTTAATGTTTTCATATCAACGATATAATTTTCATAGTTTAGCTTTTTTGCCAACGTTAAATTTGCTGGACTACAGGCTTGGCAGGCAGATAAGTCAAGTTGTAATAATGCTCGAGAAGCAGCTACATACAATATGTTGGTTTCCTCGAGGGTTGGTAGACCCGTTTTTGAAGGCAGCTTAAAATCATTTGCCAGCTTAACTATCGGCCATTCCAAGCCCTTGGATTTATGCGCAGTGGTTATGGTGATATCAGCTTTAGCGGGATCATTTGTAGTTGACCTCAGTATCGATAATAACCGTGGAACATTATATTGATCGAGTAATTTTAGGACGGATTTTAAATCCCCACCCATTGATGAATTTGCGTATTCCTGTAAATCGGTGAAGATTTTAAATAAGAATAAGTCAGGATGAGTTGTGGGCTTACCGTTTTTTAAGGATTCAATTGATTTTATTAGGTAAATAATCTGTTTTGTGCCACCGAGTATATGGACTTTCTTGCTGGTAGCGAGAGCATTAATAGTTTCTGTGATAACGCCTTTGTTTGTACGGCATATTATGCAATCTACCTTATTTATAGGAAGATATGAAATGCTAGAATTAATATCAATATTTCCATTGAAAGGAATGTATTTGAAATCATAGGGATAATAGCTTAAAATGATCTTGTTTACCAGATTTGCTATGTCAGAGCCAAATCTGAAGCTTTGTGTAATGTATAGCATTTTTAAAGACTGGTCGGTAAGTGCATTAACGGCACCACGCCAACTGTAGATTTGCTGAAACTGGTCGCCTACAAATATCTTTTGGCAATCCTGTGATTTGATGACTTGTGAAATTACGGGGTTGCTATCTTGATACTCGTCAAAAAATATATAATCCTTCTGTAAGGATGGTTTGGATAACGCCCATAGTTTGAGATAAATGTCATGCGTTATTGGTAGGGATGATGCTTGATTTGCCATCCTGGAAAAGATATTATTTGCTTGAAGGACTAAATCATCTGTCATCTCATTATATATAAAGTCATCCATGATTTGCAGCTGTGGTACGTGATATTTTGTTATTGTTAAATCTGAAGAGTAACAAAACTTTCGGATGGTATTTAAGATTAAATAACCCTTATTAGCAGCTGTATTGTAATGATTAAGGTCGCCAATGTCTTCGCAACTTGCAAGATGCTGTCCGGTCAGTTTCTTTAGGCGGTCTTTATATTTGTAGCCTATCGCACCATATGCTAGGCTGTGGCCTGTTTTGCATGTCACAGAGCGGCAAAACTTCTTAGATGCCTCAACAGCTAAGATTTTGTTAAAACTAATTGATAGGCCACAGCCAGGCATTTTGCGAGCTAAGGCGAGTAGAAGAAAAGTCTTACCTGAGCCTGGAGGGGCTTGGATGGCGTAATCGGACTTGGTAAGAATAGTATTAATGTGGGACTCTTGCTCATTGGTTAGAGTCTTGCCTTTGTAGCGGATCATGATGATTGTTTCTCCCTGTAATTAAAGGTAGTCAGGAGAAGGTTTAATATGCTTTCTCCTGACAGGTATTACTTATTTTGGCTGGATAAATGCTAGGCTGCCTTCAGAAGGCGTGGCTTTTGGATCTGGGTTGTTTGCCAGAATTCCGTAATAAAAAGTTAAGCGGATAATTTGACTTATGGTGGTCATCGCATCTGGAGGTGTTCCAATGGTTAGAAGACCGTCTCTTGCTTTAGCCAGCTCAATTGGATTAAGACGCAAAGAATATACTTTATCTTTTATTTTGGACTCTTTTATTTTGGAAGCTTTCATTTTTTTGTTTCCTTTATTTTAGTCTGTTAGCCAATCTGTGGGTGGAGCGAAATTAGTGACAGTTTTTATCTTAGAGTCTGTTGGTGCTGATGAGGGTTCCTCAAAAGTTGGTATGTGTACGGGTTTTTTTGTCTCCGTAATTGGTATTGAGCCTTGCTGGTTTATGAGATCCATGAAAGTAGTGCTTGGTATTATTTTGGTAGACATCAACTTTTGAATTTCTCCCCAATAAGCTGGGTCTACATCATCTGAGCGATTAAGACTCATTTTAGCCACGTAATCAAAATATACCGTCTTTATTATGTCACTGAGACTGGTTGGCTGGTAGTCTGGGTTGATGGCCTTTATGATTTGGAGGCCTCTTGCAATTTGGTACGGTTTCAGCCTGAAGGAAATGGTTGGACTTGGCATTTTAAATACTCCTTTAGATAAATATTGTTATTTTTGCAAGGCTTGATTATCGGTACAAATTATTTCTGTATGACAATCTGGACAAAAATCTACTCCTTGATCAAAATATCTGATATCAATATAGTTGCCTACTTGTGAGCATTCTGGGCATTCCCATTCATACAAATCTGGAGTATCTTTTACGTTTTTTAATACTGACTTGTCTTTTTTCATACTTTATGGCCTCCGTTATATACTGTGCGTGCAAAGAATTGAATAATCGTAGCAATTGGTAGGCCACTAACTTGGTAGGTAATAATCTGACCGGATTGTTTTTTCCAGTATTCTTCAAACATGATTTGTTCTCCTTAATAAGTTAAAAAACAATAACTGGCTGTTCATTTTTGAACGACCAGTTGGTATGATGGTATTAATTAATGCTGGTATTAATTAATGCTGGTTAAATAATCACTGCGGAGGTCAGAAATTTCATTTTCTATCTTATCTCCGACAGCTTCAAAGATTAAGTCAAATAAAGCATCTTTGGCAATGTTATTATTTACGGTAATTTTATAGATTTCTATTTCATCAGGATATGAAGGGTCATATAATGTAGGTGGCTGGCCTGGAGTTAGGGTGAAAAAGAATTCGCAATCTTCTAACCAAGTTGGTACGTAACTATCTTTGATGATTTTATCCATTTTTTGCTACTTCCTTATTTTAAGGCATTCAAAATTGCTTCTCGTTGCTCAGGGGTAAGGTTTTTCAAGGCTTTGAGTGCTACAGCTTCGGCACTTACAGCTGGTTTTTTACCCTTAATCTTTGGTGGCAGAAGTTTTTTTGTTTCATGAATCATGATTTTCTCTTCTCGGTCTGTTTTTTCCCAAAGATATTTGGCTTGTAGTTCTTCATCTTTCGCTTTTATATATGCTATCTGAGCACTGACAAAAATATTGTAGGCAGTTTCCTTGTCTGCTTTTAGTTTTGAGAAAGTTTTAATTAAGGCGGCCTTTTTACTTTGTAATGCTACAATCTTTTCTGTTGTCATAATATTAGTTCCTTTTTAAATTGTGCGGTTCCAACTCTTTTGTTTCAACGTAAATTAAATGTCTTTAATATTATTCCAGTGGGCTGCGGGAGTTATTGTTGCCTTGTCTGCCCGTTGCCAGAATATACTTTCTGTTTTGTTTGGCTTATCGACACATTTAAAAGGTCTGGCTCCTTTCATGTTGGCGCGGAAAGTAAGTTTTGCATTCATCCAAGATTGCTTGAACTCTGATTTTGATTCTTTCGCCTTTGGTGCTGTTTCAATAGTTTGATTTGCCATAATTTAGTTCCTTTTTTAACTTGTTGGGGGTTTACAGGTAAACATACCCTATATATATACCATGGTTATGTTTACCTGTCAATACTACAACGGTAACTTCTTTCACCTTAGCTAATCATTCCACTTTACTTTAGCTGCCCGAAGATACCAGAAACCATCAATTTGAACTTTGTCCGGAGGTATAAGCTCATTTGAGTTTAGTTCTATATATCCAATAAATGAATATTTATCATCTTGGATACAGGCATCAGTTTTAGTTTTACCTTCTTGGGGTTTCTCCAAGATTGCTTTAGTCATGATTGCTCCGGTCACATATTTGTTTTTTGCTATGTTATTAGGTGCCATTAAATAAGTTCCTCTATATAATCAGGTTCCAAGCCAAAATATTCTTGACAAACAGAATAAGCGGACTCAATATCTCCGTAAGACAAATATTTAGCCACTGCTTCTGCTGCATCGGCAATCAAATTATCTGCTTCGCTTGCAGTCATGTTGTCACGGGAAATTAGTATTTGTTTAATAGTAGTCATAAGTCAAATATCCTTAAAAAACGCTAATACGTATGATTCAAAAGATTGTAGGCTGTTACGCTTTTTTAGCTATATAGCTGCTCGGCGTAAAATAAATCTTCAAAATCTTCCACCAGCTGGTCTTCATCACAATATGCTTGCTCTTGCGATATTGTAGCTAACGAAAGGTTGTCTGCTTCCAATAAGGTTGAAAAGTCCTCGGTAAATGTTAATTCTTGCATGGTTGTTCTCCTATTAGAAATTGTCCGAATTAATGGCGGCTTGTACTTGGGTGTTAAACGATATCGGTAGACCGCATGAATGACCTGGAGGGTACAGCCATACCGTGGAAAACAAAACTTGAGAGTAGTTTAAATCATGGTGAGCTACAAATGAATCAAGCCAGCCCTGTGGTAGGGCATAATCAAATACACCAAGAGAAATAAAATTGGTATGCTTCTCAATGAAGGTCATCTTACTAAGATGACTGGCTTCAATTTCTGTTTGCCTATAAGTTGTTTGTGGGTAAGGATTTTGCATGGTTATTACTCCTTGTTAGTACATAATAAAGAAAGACTTAACCTGTCCGTTGGCATCAAATAAAGATGCTACTGGAATTTTTGGTGAAAGATCAATATAGATGACCTCAAAATGACTGATACTTCCATCTAAGATGATAGCCTTAATCACGGGAAGGATCGTTGATTTAGTCGTGCTGATTACATTCCCTGATTGTAAGGCCTGGTCGGTTGTGTAATATTGTGTGTATGGTTCCAAGTCTGCTTGCTTATCACTATATAGGATTATCAAAAGCTCATGTTTTTTATCTAGTAAGTGCGTCAAAGTTGACATAATGTTCTCCAATTAGGGCAAGAATAAATCCTTGCCCTGTTAAACTATTAAACAATTAAAGCTGTTAGGCTGGCCTACCTGATGATGCTTCGCTCATTTTGAATCTTATTAATCAGTTTAGTAACTGATATTGAGATAAAGTCAGTTTTTTCTTTTTCTGAGTCAAATATCTGTCCATATTTACGTGGGAAGGTTCGCATGGAATGGAGTTTTGAATCATTTGACGTGTGCCTGCTGTTAGTGGTGATATATTTCTTCATGGTGAGGCTCCTTGGGCGTTAAATTATTTGTAAGATGCTGTTACTTCTTTTGTTTAACTCCTTGCTTGCTGCTTCACAATTGGGTTAGTTTAAACTTAGGATTGTTTCAGCAAGTCGTTGATCTCTCAAATACAAGGCTAGGCGGAGTCTTTCGGTATACCTAGCCTGCTGGCGTATTTTATCTTGTTGAATAACTTTAATGATTATAACTAGTCCAATTGTAATAATTGCTAATATTTCCATGATAATACCTCTTTAAATAATTTTGTAGTATCAATATAATGAATCTCATCTTTGTAAAATGCTGTGGCTCCTAAGTTTATTGCTTCACAAAATAAGGTTTTAAATATTGATAAGGATTACTCTTATTATTCTTTACAACATATTGACCAATCATACAAATAAGGTTGTGATTATATTGGTGGCATGGTAAATCTTTGAACCAACTATAATCATGTAAAAGGCAAACTGCTTGATTGTTTTCCCAAGTTAAGTGTGGGCAACAAGTTGTACCATCTCCATTAAATAAGGTGAAGGCATCTGATGAAAGTTCTGCTATGATTAGGCTTGGTTTAACAATTGTTGGTTTAACAATTATTACTGCATAATTGCAGCAACAATAACCACAACGATTGCATAAGATCATAAAAGCTCCTTTGGGTAAAAAAGTGGAAAGTATATTCTGTGGCCTGTTGTGATGTTTACTTGATACGGTTATACCTATATCACGGCTCCGGTGCGCCTGTCAACAAAAAAGTGAAAAATAATTTGCCTAACAAAAACGTGGTCAAAATGGTTGATTGGGTATGCCCGGGTATGCCCGGTATGATTCTAGGTAAAAATGTTTAAAGCCCGTGAAACATGGCGTGAAACGCGCCGTGCGTAGCAACCGTGGTGCCGACGACCCTAAATAACCGCCTGAACCCAAAAAAATGCTGGCTAACTTATGCTTGGTTATAACTTATGCTTGGTTATAACTTGATGGTGGGCATAACTTGATGGTGGGTGAAGTTTTACGTAAACATTCACCTCCCCCCCTGTACGAGAATATGATATATAGGGTTACATATAGAGCTATACCTCCTTTTTAAAGTTACAAAAAAAAAATGAAGAACTAATTGTTACGTATCATACGTAACATCTAATGCCTCCTATTTACTCCTATCTACTCCTATTTTACGCAGGGGGGGGGAGGTCAATGTTTTCGTAAACATTACCACACCCAACTCAGGAACCATTCTACTGGGGAACAGGCTAGAATGGCTGGAAGTATGCTTGTCACTATTGGTACAGGCGGGGACGAGCATGGTGGTTTTTAGTGCGGTAGGCTAATTATTGGTATGGTTAGACGTGTTTACCCTCTAACCACGGTCTTATGATGCTAAAAACGTGCAGGATAGGCATTTTTAAGCGGTTCTCCGGGTCATAATATCCCACGGACGCCAGACCACGCATACTTGTAACAACCCTTTCACTTGACAACCCATCTCCTGACCTTCCAATCCAAATATGCCCTACCCTACAAGGTCATCATCCCCTAAAAGGGTTGTCTTAACAAGTATCATGATTCAAACACGGATAAGGCCAGCAAGTTGTTACACTTACTAACCTTATGGGCTTTAACTACTGTTACATTTACAACTTAGCTAGGATCATTTCAGTGTCATTTTTACCATATACTGGAAGCAAGCTTATTCTGATTAACTCATCTGTTAGGCCAGCAGCTTTCATTGCGGTTCCCATATCCATTCCAGCGGTCAAAACTGCTGCTTTTGCCTCATTTTGTTTGCTATTCGGACGGGTTTGCACCTCCCATGGATAAGCATTTACATTTTTTTGCCCATATTCATTCGACCATGTATCATCTTTTTTGCATGATTTAAACTTTGCTCGAATGTCAATTAAATGCGCTTTGATACCTTTTTGCAAGCAGGCGTGAGTTACCTTATTCTTTTCCGTCCATGCTAGCAACAACTCTTCATTTTCAAACTCTTCACTGGTAGGGAATGCCTTACGTGGTAATGTATGTTTTTGCATTTTTGGGCTTTGTCCAGGTACAGATGTTTCAGTTGTCAATGTATCCAATGTAATATAAATACTCTGTGATGTTTTCACTTCTGTTGTCATGATAATTTCCTTTTTATTAAATGCTTTTTATTAAATGTTTTAAATGTACCGATCTTATGACCAGTACATTATTTAGTATATTACGAATTAACTGGACTAAAAACAAGGTTCAGACCGCCTAAATGTTTTTGTAACAAATCAATTGTTGCTTCATAACTTTGTTGCTCCATATCTTTGGAGCATAGCAATCTTGCTCGAGAAACATTTTTTTCTTGAGTTGTCCTTATTATGGTTATCCCTAACTCATGGAAATAATCAGTCAACTCTTTAACCAGCCACTTTGTTAGCGCTTCATTTTTACTATCTAATCCAATAATGAATTTTTTACTCATTTTTATCTTTCCCCCAGCTCTTTTTGCATCTTTTCAATGGTGTATGGCATCACGGTAAAATTAAACTTAATAATCCCTTGCAAGTATGCCTGTTTTATCCCGCTGTCAAGAGTCATAAGTTCTTGGTTTAACTCATATTCAATCTGTCTAACTTCTTGTTTTGCACAACGTAAGGTTGCTATCATCTTTTGTATGTTATTCATGTTTGTTTCTCCCTACTAGATAAAGGTTAAAATGTTTTAGCAGAAAAACTTTTTTCTACTTGTTTGGTTATCATTGCAAACCCTGTGCCAAGTACCCGACAAAGCCCGATTTATCTCACAACCCACTGATATCATTACTCATTATGCTATACCCCTGTTTAGCCTCCTTACCCCCATGGTGGGGTTAAAAGTTTAGGATAATGAACCAACTATCATGATTATTACTCCAAAATAACCATAACTACCTGAAATCATTGGATGTTTAGTCAGTTTGCTGAAGTTTAAAATTGTAAACCGTTATAAGGTAAACATGTGGTGAGTATGCTGTAACTAGTTGATATCATTACATAATCATGCTGTTTGCCAGGGTTTATTATTCTGAACTTGTCACTATTATAACATATCCTTACCTATTTTTATATCCTTACCCATTTTTAGATATTTATTATTTTTAGCTATTTATTATTTTTAGCTACCTACCATCAGGTATCCTTAACCAATTGGCTGCTGTTACCTGTTGGCTGCTGCTTTCAATTAAGGTACGCACAATCTCTATATAAGGATGCCTCGGTTTTCTGATAGTGCTTTTACTTGTCTATATACAAGAATGGAGCAAACAGTTTTTCACAATGACTCCTTTTAAAAAGTCGGTTCACTTGTGAACGGCCAGTTTTCAAAAAACAACTGAGTATTTCTTTCAACTTGCCTATTATATATTAGAGTCGCATATTTATAAGGGAGGCTTTCCGGCACAAAACACACCTATCAACTATTTTCAAAAACCTGTTAATTTCCCTTGACACCAAACCCATTACGTGGTACAGTTAAACTACCCTCACAGAAAGCTCTATCTATTAAAGCAGTTCCACCATTTTTAACTATCATCCCAATTGAAGGTGCCCTTATGCTAAAAGAACTCAAAGCTCGCCATCGCAACATAATCCAAATGTCCTTCAATGGATTCACTAATAACGAGATATCTGAAAAACTGGAAATAACCCCAAGCACCGTATCAATTATTCTTCATTCACCTTTAGGCAAAGCTTACATGAACGGCCTACATGACAAAATGAAAGAATCCACAATCGATGTACGTAAAAAATTGATTGCCCTAAACGAAGATGCTCTTTCCGCATTTAGTAGAATTTTAGATGTTAAGCAGAAAGCACCTTTTAATGTCCAACTATCAGCCGCTAAAGACATACTCGACCGCAATGGCTATAAAGCCCCCGATAAACTTACCATCGACATGACTTTACAAACCAAGACGGATGAGGAAATCGACGCAGAAATCGCAGCCATGGAAAATTCAATCAACACCAATAAACCAAAAGAAGAATCTGCTCCAGATACTCCAGATACTCCTGGTGATTTTCCACCTATTGAAGCTTCCACTTCGCTAGATGATGAAACTATTTTAGAAAACGTTCTTTTTGATCCTTTTCGCAATATGGCTGATTAACAATGGTTGATATTTCCACAATGGATAGGGATTCCAAAGAAGAGTATTTAAAACTTCTGCGAGCAAAAAACCTCCGCTTAAAACAAGCCAAGCTAGATCAATATTATCCTAAAACTGGCCTGCTATCAAGATTCAATTATCCCAAGCACATGAAGTTCTTTCAACTCGGCACAGAATACTCTGAACGATGTATTATGGCTGCAAATAGGATAGGCAAAGCTCTTAAGCATGGAACTCAAGTAGCTACTCCATATGGATGGAAAGCTATTGAGGAGCTTATTTTAGGTGAGGTTGTTATTGCAGCTGATGGTTCATTGACCGATGTTATTGGTATTTATCCTCAAGGAGAAAAACAACTTTATAAAATACTCTTTGATTCCGATGAAGAGGTAACTTGTTGTGGTGAACATCTTTGGAAATATTCCTCCGGCCTACGGCAACGACAATTGTCCAGCCAGTCACAAGACAGCCAGTCACAAGACATCACTGCCAAAGAGTTATTAACAAACAACTTTCCGGAAGTCACAAATACGGAACAACTTATTAAATTTATTGTTGCTGGGAAAGTTATTTTTGTTCCAAGAGTTGTTCATCTTAATAGCAGCGGCAACTGCCTCCCGATCACTGAAGACTATTTTACTCAAAGTGAAAATTATCTCAAAAACACACAACAATTAGATAGTCACCTTATTGATTGTCAAATAACACAAATTAATTTAGGTGAAACAGCTCCGTGTACTTGTATTGAAGTATCTCATTCAGAACATACTTTTATTCTTACTGGTGGAATTGTTACCCATAACTCTGAAGGCATCGGTGCATATGAAACTACGTTGCATCTAACCGGTAGGTATCCAGATTGGTGGGAAGGTCATCGATTCACTCGCCCTATAACATGCTGGGCAGCAGGAACAACATCCACTACCGCTAGAGATATCGTACAACTCAAGCTCATTGGGAATCCAGAAGAATTTGGTACCGGACTAATTCCGAAAAAACACATCATTAAGACTACTCCCAAGGCCGGTGGCGTTCCAAATGCAGTAGATACCATCCTCGTGAAGCATATATCTGGTGGAATTTCACGCTGTAAGATCAAGTCATATGCTGAAGGCAGAAAATCATTCGAAGGTACAGAGCAAGACTTAATTTGGTTGGATGAAGAATGCCCGATGTCCATATACGTTGAGTGCGTAACTCGAACCATGACTACAAACGGCCTGATCATGCTTACATTCACCCCGTTGGAAGGCCTCACGGACACCGTTATGCAGTTTATGCCTGACGGAGAGGTGAAGGAACGTCAAGATGGTAGCAAATGCTTGGTAATGGCAACCTGGGATGATGCTCCACATCTTACTAAAGAGCAGAAAGACAAGCTGTTTGCCGCATTACCTCCCCACCAACGAGAAGCCAGGTCAAAAGGTATTCCTCAACTTGGTTCTGGGGCAATATTCCCAATCCAAGAATCTAACATTACTGTGGCAGATTTTCAAATCCCCGAACATTGGCACCGCTGTTATGCCTTAGATATCGGATGGAAGAAAACTGCATGTTTATGGGCGGCTACTGATCCTACAGCAAAGATAACTTACTTATACTCTGAGTACTATCAAGGTCAAGCAGAGCCTGTTATTCACGCTGAAGGCATTAAAGCTCGCGGGTTATGGATTCCAGGCGTAATTGATTCTGCTGCTCACGGCAGGTCACAAGAAGATGGTAAGCAAATGTTTCAAATCTATTTAGATCACGGTCTTGATATATCTAACGCTAATAAATCCGTAGAAGCTGGCCTGTACAAAGTATGGCAAATGCTATCCACAAACCGGTTAAAAGTATTCTCATCGTTGGTCAATTGGTTTTCAGAATTTCGCATCTACAGACGGGACGAAAACGGGAAGATTGTAAAATCAAATGATCATTTAATGGATTGTGTTCGCTACTTAGTCATGTCTGGCCTGGATCGAGCGGTAGCAAGGCCATATTGGGAACTCGAAGCTTATGAGGAATCAGATATTTTTAATGAAGTTGAAGCTAATTTAATTACAGGTTATTAATATGGCAGTTGATGATTTTATAATCCCAAACCAAAATGATGTTTCTTCAATTATGGATGATTCCATGTTAGTTGATGATAATAATCTTGAAGTCCCTCAACCTGGGATGGATTCCACTCCGCCGGTATGGGCATCTGAAGAAGCAGTATCCGATATCATTGCTCCAGATCAATCTGATGATATGTTCAATGCTGTGGTAGAGAAAGAAGTGTTGCGGGCTGAAGCTGCGGTAATGATCACAAATCTCGTGCCCCAACAATCAGATGAAATCATCAAAGACCTGACAACTAAAGTCTTTGAAGGATATAAAACTGACCTGGCTAGCCGTGAAGATTGGGAATCCTTAAATACGCAAATCATCGACCTGGCTAAGTTGTTAGTAAAGAAGAAGACTTATGCTGGGGAAGTAGTAGCTAATGTTAAATACCCATTAATTATTAACGCCTGTATACAGTTCGCAGCTCGGGCATATCCAGAAATAGTCAAAGGGAATGAAGTAGTTAAAAGCAAGGTAATTGGCAATGATCCAGACGGCTTGAAGTTCGATAAAGCCCAGCGTGTTTCCGAGTTCATGTCATTCCAAGTCTTAAATCACATGGATGACTGGGAAGAAGGCGTTGATCAGTTGTTGTTCACACTACCTGCTATTGGCTGTGCATTCAAAAAGAGCTATTTTGATTCTATTGAGAGAAAAAACATTTCTCAAATGGTCTTCGCTGATGACTTAATAGTTAATTACTTTACTGAATCATTTGAACGAGCACCAAGAATTACTCATCGCATATATTTGTATCATAACGAAATAGTTGAGCGAATAAACTCTGGTGTGTTTACAAAATTTGATGTTGCCGAATTAGGTCAGGCTATATCTGATAAAACTTCTGACATAGACGATGATACTCCACATTTATTCCTTGAACAACATAGGTGGTACGACCTAGACGGTGATGGCTATCAAGAACCGTACATCGTAACTATCCACGAGCAAACCCAGAAGTTAGTTCGAATATCCGCTAGATTCGCCACAGATGGAATCATACGCTCACCTGATGGCGGTAATCAAATTATTAAGATTATGCCTGAACATTATTTTACTCGTTTCTTGTTTATGCCATCTATAGACGGTGGCTTCTATGGCATGGGATTCGGTTCACTTCTGATGAGCACCAACTCTGCAATAAACACTTTATTAAATCAGCTTCTAGACGCTGGGACACTTTCAAATAGACAATCGGGATTCCTTGGGCGGGGATTGCGTTTAGGTAGGGGAAAATCAATTCAACTGAAGGCCGGAGAATGGAAGCCTGTTGAGTCAACTGGCGATGACTTACGAAAGAATGTTTTCCCCATGCCTATCCGTGAACCATCTAATGTATTGTTTAGCTTGTTAGGGCTTTTAATTGATAGTGGGAAAGAACTCGCTGGCATGACCGAAATCCTGGCGGGCAATTCACCTGGAGCTAACGTACCTGCTGAATCTGTTCTCGCATTAATCGAACAGGGCTTACGAGTATATTCTTCAATTCACAAACGCATTCATCGTGCGCAATATAAAGAGTTTGCCAAGTTAAAAAGGCTTAATGCACTTTATTTGGATCAGATGACTTATAGTACTGCTTTAGATGATGATGCTGCAATAGTGCAGGCTGACTTTTCTGCAAGTGACTTCGATATTCTTCCCGTATCTGATCCTAATAGCACAACTATGATGCAGCGCTTAATGAAAGCGAAAGCAATGTTAGAACTAAGGGGTCAAGGTCTTAATGATCAAGAAATCTTGCGTCGCTATTTACTCGCTATGGACGTTCAAGATATCGAATCATTGTTTCCTCAAGAGCAGCAACAAGATCCGCAGGAACAATTATCTTTGGAGAAGTTACAACTTGAGCTGACAGAACTATCTGCTAAAATTGAGCATATTCAATCTGAAACTGCACTTAATTATGTCAAGGCGGCTACTGAACAATCTAATATGACCCGTACTACCGCTGAAATCATAAATAATGGGAAAAAGATTGCTCTGGAAGAAGTAAAAACAATTGATCAAATCAATCGGCCAGATAATACGCAACTAAAAAATGACAAATCAAATCCGAGTAAGCGAGAATACGGTTTAGAAACCAACAATAAGCAACAATAAGTAAGGATAACAATGCACATAGACGAAGAACAATTCGATGAATGGAAATCTCATCCGGTGACGAAGGAAATATTTGCTGAAATAATCATAATGAGGCAAAAATTACTGGATAGCTTCTCAGATGGTAATACGCTAGGCCAAAGGGCAGATACAACTCATGGATTAACAAACAAGTTAGTTGGTCAAATAGATGGCCTGAATCAATTATTAAATATTACTTTCAATCATGATGACGAGTAATAACTAAAAAGGATGGCATAATTATGATTGCTTCAATTACTAAAATAACGAAACTTAATTCTTCAGGTATTATCCCGACAGGCGGGCATGTTTTAATCCTTCCAGAAAAAGTGGAAGAAAAAACCTCTGGTGGAATCATTTTGACTGCTATCATCCGAGATAATGAGCAAGCCGCAGCGACTAAAGGAACCATTGTTGCTATTGGATCATCTGCATGGAAAGATCTTGATGATGGTCTGCCCTGGGCAAAAGTTGGCGACATTATAAGTTATGCCAAATATTCTGGGGTTGCTATGACTGGCAAGGACAATACTGATTATGTTCTAATTAACGACAATGACATCTTAGCCAAGATGCTTTTTTAGTTGGAGGTTATTATGTCAGAAGACTTTATTGAAGATATTATTGCTGATGCTGCTGTTGAAGTTCCGGCAAGTGAGCCTATTACAGATAAAACAGAAGTTCCAGTAGTTGAAAAATCTGTTGAAGCTCCAGCTATTGCTGATGTGGCAACTGCTGATGTGCCTCCAACTTTGACGGTTGATGAACTTGCGACACAGCTAGGCTGGCGGGCAGATCACAAAGGCGAAGATGCTGTCGATTCTGCTGCTTTCATTCTCAAGTCTCGTGAAATTCAAGACTCTATGCGGGATCATAATAAAGATCTCAAGAGCCAGTTAAATAACCTAAAAGGTTCTGTTGATACACTCAAGGATCATAACGAGCGAGTTTATCAGGCAGAATTGAAGAAAATGCAGGCTGAAATTACGAATTTAAAATCCCAGAAACGTGACGCTATTGAGCTGGCTGATGTAGATAAAGTTGATGCTCTTGATAAACAAATAAATAATATTGAGCAAGATTTATCTAAGCCGGAGCCAAAAAAAGCTGTTTCCACAAACGATGTTTATACCGAATGGGTGAAGGATAACGATTGGTATTTGACTGACGATTCCATGGCCGCTTATGCTGATAAAGTAGCTGAGCAATATAATGGTGCTCCTATAGACAGGATTTATTCCATAGTCAGGGCTAAGGTAGCTGAAGTATTTCCAGAGAAGTTTGACTCAGAAACACCTGCTTGGTCAGTTAAGCCTGTCGGGCCGGCAAGTCCAGTTGAAGCAGCCACAAACACTGCCGCTTCACCAAGTTTTAGTAAAACCAATCTTACGGCAGCACAATCAACGATTATGAAGCAATTTGTTCAGGGCGGAATCATGACAGAAGATCAATATATTAAAGATATTGCAAAACTCCAGGGAGCCTAATTATGATAGAAGCTAAAGAAATGAAGGAAGTAAGTAGAAAACGTATTCCACTCGGAACAAGAAACATACTAACCGCTCCGGGTAAAAAAGGCTTCAAACGTCGATTCGTTAATGATATTGCCGATCGTGTGCAGCAATTCAAAGAAGCTGGTTGGGCAGTAGTTGATGAAAACATCCCTGTTGGAGACACTAAACTCGGGAGAGCTAATTCAATCGGCAGCATTACTAACCCAGTTGTGAGTCAAAATCAAAGGGCAGTTCTAATGGAGGTTCCAGAAGCCATTTATGAAGAAGACATGATGGTAAAACAGAATAAAATTACTTCGGTTGAATCTGAAATCAAGCGTAATTCCAAGTCCCCTGGTAAAGATGGCTTAACTGGAAGCGTAAATATTTCTTAATCTTAATATTTTATAGTTATAATGAGGTATGAATTATGGCAAACTCTGATATTCCTTCCGGATTTAAGCCGGTCAAACATTTGCTAGGCGTTCCTTGGTCTGGCAAAGCCAATGTATATTATATTCCATCAACTGATGCTGTGGCAATGTTTGTTGGAGATGCAGTTAAATCTGCTGGATCTGCTGATGTCACTGGAAAATACCCTACAGTTGCCCAAGCTGCGGCTACTGATCTCATTAGAGGAGTCATTATCGGCTTCGGAACAGATCCATCTTGTCTGATTAATCCAGATAATTTGGTCATGAATCATCGGGCGGCTTCAACTGCAATGTATTGCCTGGTAGTTGATGATCCTTTCGTTATTTTTGAAGTCCAAGAAGACAGTGTAGGTAACGATATCGGCGTTGCTATGGTAGGTTTGTCTACTGACATCGCTGTTGGGGCTGGAAACACTGTGACGGGCAAATCAGCAATGGAGCTTGACTCCAGTGATACCGCAACAGCTTTGGGGCAGTGCAAAATTCTCAGAATTGTAGATCGGGTTGATAATGCAATTGGCACTCATTGTAAATGGGAAGTCCTCTTTGTAGAGCATGAAATGCTTGTCGCTACTGACGTTTAAAAATTGATTCGTATAAGCATTATGTAGTGTTTATACTTTAAGGAGATTTACCATGGGTGTTATTACAACTGCAAATTTTGCAAAAGACTTGGTACCTGGCGTAAAAACCTGGTTCGGTCAAAAGTACAAAGAGTATCCAATTGAATATCTGGATATCTTCGAAAAGATGGGTTCCACCAGAGCGTTTGAAGAGGAAGTTGGTGTTACCGGTATGGGGCTGGCTGCCGTAAAAACTGAGGGTGCCGGCATCGCTTATGACGATCAAGAGCAGGGTTTTGTATCTCGATATACCCACATTACATACGGCCTGGGATTCATTATCACCAGGGAAATGTATGAAGACGGCATAGCTGTTACTGTTTCTTTGCGTCGGGCAAATGCGTTGGCCTTCTCAATCCGGCAGACAAAAGAAATCATCGGTGCTAACGTACTTAATAGGGCGTTCAATAGTTCTTACACCATGGGAGCTAATTCTGATAACAAAGAGCTTTGTGCTCTTGATCATCCGAACAAATCTGGTGGTATTTGGCGGAACGAACTTACTACAGCTGCTGATCTGAGTGAAGCTGCTCTAGAGCAGGCATGTATCGATATCGCTGGATTCAAAACTGATCGTGGTCTCACAATAGCTATTATGCCGCAGCAGTTGATCATTCCTCAATCTTTGGAGTTTGATGCCTTCCGGATCTTGGAATCAATTGGACAGTCTGGTACAGCCAACAATGATATTAATGCTCTTAAGGCGTCTAAAAAGTTTCCAAAAGGAACTACAGTAAATCATTATCTTACTGATGATGATGCCTGGTTTATTAAGACCAATTGTCCTGACGGCCTGAAGTATATGGAAAGAAGGGCAGATGCGTTTGGCACTGAGAATGATTTTGATACTGAAAATGCTAAGTTTAAAGCAACTTTCAGAGGATCATTTGGTTGGTCAGATCCAAGAGGCATTTTTGGTTCTCCTGGTGCCTGATAACGACTTGGTGTTCAAAAATGAACGGCCTCGAGTAATTTAATACCTAGCAGCAGAAGCAATCAATTGTTTTTGCTGCTATCTTAACTCTGCCGTATGTACGTATCATGATTAAGTAGGAGATTTTTCATGCCTTATATTCCTGGTGATTATCAAGTAATTTGTGATCGCTGTGGCTTTCAGTTTTATGCCTCAGAATGCCGCATGACTTGGGATAATTGGTTTGTATGCTCTGCTAATTGCTGGGAACCTAAGCATGAACAATTTACTCCACCTAAGCCAAAAGGTGAGAAGCAGTCTGTCCCAGTGCTAAGGAAAGAAGAATCATTGAACTTCTTAACTGGTACTGAAGCACCTAACGATGGTTACTTCCTAACAACCCCTGTGACTGGAGATGATTTATAATGCCCTTCTCAGATCTTATTTCAGCAGTACAGAATATTATTCAAGATGATTTCTTTACTGAAGAAATGATAGGTACGTACTTGAATCAAGCTCAGCTTGAGGTGGCTGGTGGAATGCAGTCTGCTTTAGGTGATTGGATTACTCCACCATTACCTGGACTTTTAACCATCGGTACGGTGACTACAGTTCTTGCTACTCCCTATCTTAGTATGCCTACAGATTTTCAGAGAAACTTACAATTAGTTGCTTCATCCGAAGGTTATGAGTTAATCCTTGCAGAATCTTTCAATTCTTTTACCTCAACATATCCAAATCTTGATCGAATCGGGACAATTTCAGAATGCATTGAGTTTGGTAATTTATTGTATTATCAAGGAATCCCTACGGTTGCTACTGATTTAACTATTCATTATTATCGTTTACCTGTAGAAATGGAAGATGATGAAGACGAACCTGATGGCATACCAATTCAGCTTCAACGATCATTATTGCTGAACCATGCTTGCTGGCGAATATTCGAATTAATCGAGGATGGCATTGAAGGCGTTGGTGTCAATACGCAGAGGTATATGAATAGTTTTTACCTTGCCTTAAAAAATCTTGAATTAACAATTCCATATGAAAATAAAATTGTTAATCTTCTATCTGATTAAGGTATTATAATGACTGATCCTATCACCATATTTAGAGGTACTTCAGGTTTAAATATTGTTGCTGATCCTGCCCGTATTCCAATGACCGAAGCTGGCATAAACGATGTTGCTGAAATAGTCAACATGAGGATTGATCAATATAACAGACCGTCACGAAGACCGGGATTTTCCTTACTTCAAGCTGGTTCCTTTCATAGTCTTTTTTGCAATACCGAGGATTGCTTTGTTATTCAGACTAGGGCAACTGACGATGCAATTATGCAAGTTGCTGCGGATGGTTCTTTGTCAGGGCTACGATCTGGTTTAACAAGTGGCCATAAGATGTCATGGGCACAACATGGGGACAAAACCTATTACAGTAACGGCATTGATAGGGGAATCATAACATCCGGTTCTTCCGGAGCGTGGGATGTTGGAACATATCATGGCCCAGAAACAAACCGCAATTTCACAATTCCTGAGTCAATGACTCATTTACAGATTCATTCAGGAAGAATGTTTGCCTCGGTCGGTAAGGTATTATGGTGGTCTGAACTCTTCAGGTTTGATCTGTTCAACCTGGCTGATTCATTCGTTCAGTTCAACACTGGCATTAGGATGATCAAGCCTGTTGATGGTGGGCTTTATATATCAAGTGGCCGTAATACTTATTTCCTTTCTGGACTATCCCCCGAAGACTTCACTTTGCATAAGGTTGCAAGTTTCCCGGCGGTAGAATGGTCAGATGCAATCGAATATGTAGACGGCGGAGATATCGGATATGATCCTGGGCTTTGTGCCTTATGGGCAAGTACTGAGGGAGCAATACTTGGGACGCCAAGTGGCAGTATTATCAATTTAACAAAAACAAAGATTGTTTATCCTGAGAATGTTTCAACTGGTTTTGGTGCATTGATCGGATATGAGTTCATCCATGGAATGAATTAATAAAAAAATATATATATATATATGGGGGTAATATCATGACAGTTCGACTTAGTACGGGTCTACGAAATGCAATGCTTGATCAGAAAGCAGTAGCACAATATCAGTTAACAGCGACTACAATTTCATTTGGCTCAGGTACAGGAACCGGAGGTAATGATGAGATATTGGATTCTGGAGATGGTTTGCTTGGTTTCTCAGTTGGTGACAAAATAACGGTTACAGGCTCAACGAGTAATACTTTTACTGCTGAGATATTGGCTGTTGCTGCTGGAGCTATTGAAATTGCTCTTGGTGCTACCTCAACTGAGGCTGCTGGTGATCCGGTTGTCCTTGCATCTGCAAGAGGTGGTTCTCTAGCTGACTTGTTTCGCTATGGTGTTCTTCGCATCTTCGCGGGATCAATGCCAACTGATGCAGATACAACTGAAGGATCTACAGCCCTTGTTGAGATCACCCAAAGCTCAGGAGCCTTTGTTGCTGGAACTGACACAAACGGTTTGCTTATGGGTAATGTTTCTTCTGGTGTGCTTGCTACTGAAACCGGAGAAGTTTGGTCTGGTGTAGCAGGCACTACAGGCACAGCAGGCTGGTTCCGCTTTTATGATAACTCATTATCTACTGGAGCATCAACTACAGGTATTAGATTTGATGGTAATATTGCCACTTCAGGGGCAGCTCTTAACATAAGCAATACAGCAATTACTTCCGGGGGCACAGTGACTATCGACACAGTAAGCATCACTCAACCTGCAAGTTAAGGGTATTTAGATGACTACTGTAACTGCAAAGTCTGTTGTTTTTGATATAGAAGACAATTGGGGTTATTCAGCATATTTAGGCGTTAGATCAATTGAGTTTTATAATGGTGCTTCAAAGTTATCTATCTCAAGCGCTAATTCTATGACATATGCTGAGGCTTCTCCATATACTTGGGCTGAAGGAGAAAGAGCTTTTGATACTTCTCTATCAAAAACAGGTACAGCAATTAATACTGTTTGGCTGGCACTGGATTCAGTGAATGTAAGAATAACTATTGTTTTTGATACAGAACAAACTTTCTCAAGTATTGTTATTAATAATTATCATGGTTCTGGCAGTAACATAACTTATGGAATCAAGAACTTTACAGTCCAATATTCATCAGAATCCATTACAAGCACAATATATAATGATCCTGTAGCATCTTCTGCCTATATCTTTGCTAGTCAAATAAATGCGCATGTAGCTACAGATACAGAAGATGATCAAACAGTCACTTTAGTTTTTCCTAGCATAGACCTTTCCTTACCTTTAATGCAAGTGGAGTCAGTCGGTTGGTTAGGTAATGCTGCAATCATGCCAAGCTTCCCATCCTTAGAATCTTCTATAGAAGCAACCAGTTGGCCGCTTGGTATTTTTCTTGATTTACCAATGAAAACAGTTTCTATGTCAGCATCATTTGCTCCTCGATATGCTGACATAGAAGCTTCTTTTCCAGCAATAGCAATTTCTGGGTCATTGACAGCGAACAAGATAGATTTTGATTTTAAACTTCCTGTTTTTACAGCCACTATGAATGGCTACAATAGAATTGCTTTTGAACTTCCCGTAATTGATTTTGTTTTTTCAGGTAATAGCAGCCGAATAGCATCTTTAACTTTTGATCTTTCAACTCTGTTGGTGGAGTCTTTTGCTGGAGCAGTTGCAAACATCTTTATCCCAATGATGTTGTTTGATGGAACTTCTTTGGGGTGCTCTAGCCAAGCTTCTATTGACATCAACCTTCCAATTATTGAGTCAAGTTTTATTTCAAATGGTTGTTTTTTATCAAATTTTGATAGTCTTTTTCCAATGTTTTCAGTCAATATATCTGCCAATCCTGCTATTGTTGGTGAGCTTATTTTTTCAAAAGAACAACTTGTTTTTAGTTCGCTTGGTGATGTAGGGAATATTGGTAATATTGATTTTACTTCTGCTGGATTAATTTGTTCCCTGGAAGGTGATGCCTCAATTTTAAGTCAACTCTTATGCTCTCTTCCCCTAATCCAAATAGAAAATAATAGCTTCAATTTTATAGATAGTGCATTGCATCATATAAGAGAGGCTATCAGATGACATTAATTCTTAATACTAATTTAAAAAGCAACAACGCCACTACGCAATACCGTGGGGTCAGTATTAATTCTCTGACTAAAGCTCATGGGAAGTATTTTGCATCATCCGAAGAGGGTTTGCTAAAAATTACAGGAAATACAGATTTAACTTCAACAGTTATTTCTGCTTACTTTGTGACTGCTACAATGGATTTCGGTCAAGGGAATGATAAAAGATTACGTTATTTATATTTGTCTCTGGAAGCTACTGGAAATTTACAAGTTGATATTAATACTGAAAAGGTTACTGCAATATCATATCCTATTGCTATTTCTACTGTTGGGCAACAAGATATTCGTATCCCAATAAGTCGGGTTTTGTACGGCAGATTTTGGACGTTTAAAATTTCTAACGGCACATCTGGATCGGACTTTTCTATTGATGAAATAAGAATCTTGCCAATTATTAGAAATAGGTTTCACTGATGTTTAATTATCCCATAGGAGTAAAGTTTTTAGGTAATAAAAGGCAGGCTATTAATGCTTTAGGGTTTGCAAAAAGCCAGATGAATATTCTTGAAAATAGTATGCAGTTCCAAAATTTGAAGCAAGCGTCAAGACGGCTTTCTATGCCTGACGGTAGTGTTATCCTTTGCAGTAAAAACTATAATATTAAGTCGATAGAAATCTTTGTTCCTATAACTATTCAAGCAGAAGAATCAAATATTATGACCATAAAGAAAAACCTTCTTGTTATCATTTATGGTAATGCAGAGGAATGGATTAAATTCCATTATAATGAAGATTTTATTACTGAATTTAATGATTCTGAAGCTGTGTTTTGTGGGGATGCTGGTGATGATGGATCGGGGCTTTTTACTTACCGAAATGAAACTAAACTATTCGGGTCATTTGTAAAGTGTTGGTCTAGTGGAGTTCTTATTGAGGGTGAAGATAGTGGTGGTAAAGGAGTTGTTGAAGAGTGTCAAAGTCGTTTTTATGATAGACTTTATAATAATGTTGAGGTATTTAGTTCTTTGTTAGGTGCTGAAAACGAAAACAAGTTTAGCTCTATTAGTTTTGCTTCACCTTATGATTTGTCACCATTATCAAATGTCTCCTGTAAAGATGCTCCAACTTATCGAAACGTATGGTCAAAAACATATGATGATTTTATTTTAACTGCCTATACTTTTGAGCCTCCGCTATATCCTATAGTTCCATTAAAATGGGTTGTCTCTCTTTCCTATAAAGATGGTATTTTTCAATGGGAAGGCTCTGGAAATACTTATCCTTCGGAAGGATTCACAAGAGAGGTGTGTTCTTTAGGTATATGTACTGCTTTTGGAACTACTACAGATACTCATATGGGCTTTGATATTTGGGGAACAGAAGATCCAGTAAGTAAAGAAATAATTTATTATATAGGCCTTTTATCAGAACAAGAAGCAAGGGTTTCTCAGTGGATAATTAACATAACAAATAAAAACATCAGTCTTCAGTGGGAAAAAAGTCTAAGCAAAGAATTTGGCTCTATTTGGTCTTATTTAAATAAACCAAAACTACATATTCGCTTATTAGGTTATGGTTTTAAAGAAAAGACGCAAAAACATTATGCTTCATGGGGCTTACTTAATTATGATGAAAATCAATATTATGAAGATATAATTGATTTAACTGGGCATGTGACATCAACACTTCTAACTTTGTCAAATAACTCAGGTGATACAGACCTTAATATTAAAACAGCAATCTGGAATCCGATAAGTAAAGAGTTGTTTTTTATTTGGGATAGGGTGATTGATACTTATCTTACGCAAAATCTTTATACTGGCAACCCTATTTTATGGGTAGAAAAATATTGCCACTCAATGTGTTATCTTGCTACTGGACAACTTTCCGAACAAATTACTATGGATCTTATTTGGGGAAGTGCGACTTTTACAGATGTGCCTGTGTTTCAAGCAATACGACCAGCCTTTTTGGATTTTGAAGATTATTATACTGAGCATGGCGTTGAGTTTTGGTCTGTAGATGTAACAACTAAAATTCGCTTGAACAAACAAGATATTTATGTTCTTGGTGAGTATGGAGTCAGTACGTTAGAATATAATAAAGGGGCAAGAGGCTTTACCTCAATGTTAGATGTTTTCACAGATTCTTTTTCTAAAGGTACTCGTCCAATAAATAGTTTTCCAGTTCAAGCCACTGCGGCTGGTATAGGTGATATGTGTGAACCACTTGGCATGTATGATTATGCTTTCGTTGGTGGTGTTTTTGATATTTATGGCAACATAACCACAAAAACCAATCAATATACATACGTACAAGAAGCTGTGCCTGATTCTGGCTTATTGTTATCTTGTGTGATTGATCATGATTTAGATAAAGAAATAAATGAAGGGCACCCAAAAACATTAGCTGCAATCGATACTGAGTTCCCATATGATCATACGTGGAAATCATTATTATTAAAAGGTACTTGTAGGTCATCAGAACAAGTTGGGCAAGCAAAAATAGTAAAAACAGGCTGTGTAATATATAAAGATTCAAACACAAACAAATTATTTACAGTTTTGGATACTGGAGATGCTTATTTAGTTGGTGATGATGGTCTTTATCATCGTGCGTTTTTTAAGCAAATAGAAACAACAACTGAAATAGGGGTGGAAATATAATGTCTGGCTATGAAGATACCGCACAAGATTTAGTAGAAAATAAATTTGCCTCTGCTGAAACTTATGCTTCAGAAAGTTTTGCTAATACAAGTGATTATGTTGATGCTTTGCAGGTCTTATTGGGTGAATTAAAATCTCCGGATGTAAGTGATATAAGCGATATAGATGTCCCTGACATAACACCGATTAATTATGCAGCAAGACCAACAATGGGAACAACTCTTTTCTCTGGTGGGGATGCAAAATTTATAAACCCTGGTGGAAAATATAATGATATTGCTGACGTATCAACAAAAAACTTATCTAAAATAACACCTGTACCTGCCTTTACATCAGTACCTCATAACCTTGACACCATAACTCTACCTAAAAAACCATCACCAGTAACAGCAGGTTCTGTAACGATTCCAGAGAAATTAACCTTAACAGGTTCTATTCCTAAGATTCCTACCTTTACCTCGATTAAATTCCCTGCAGCAATAATTTATGATCCTGGGGCTTTTTCTGCTACAGAAGTTGGTGCTTTTATAGATAAGCTTCCAACAGAATTTTCTTATACAGAAGATACCTATTCATCTGTAATAGAGACAACTCTTTTCAAGATAATTTCTGACGGTTTGAATACGGGACATGCTTATAATGGTCAAGTAGGAATGGGTACTACCGGTATAAATGAAGCTGTCGAGCAGGTTATTTATGATCGGGCAAAGAATCGACAACAGAGAGAAAACGATGCCATGTATCAAGCAGTTTCGTTAGAGTACGGGGCATCAGGCTTTAACCTTCCAACCGGTATCATGCTGGCAAAGCTTTCAGAAGTTCAGATGGAAATCACTCGAAAGCTTGACGAAATTAATTATGAGATCCTATTAGGGCAGTCAAACCTTGCCAGAGAATACAAACAATTCATGGTGGATAAAGCTATTCAGTATGAAGGGATGATGAAAGAATTTTTTAATCAGACTGCTACACGAACATTTGAGCAACAAAAAATAATCGCTGCCTATTCTATGGAGATTTATAAAGCAGCTATTGAAAAACATAATTTAAAACTTGAAATTTATAAGACTGAAGCTGCTGTTTATGAAACTAAAATAAGGGCAAAGCTCGCATCTGTAGAGCTTTATAAAAGTCAAATTCAAGCAATCGGGATGAAAGTAGATATCAATAAATCTGAAGTTGACATTTATTTAGGGCAACTTGCTGGAATACAAGCTCAATATGATGTTTATAAAACTCGTATGGATGGTGCTAAAGTTGAGACAGAAATTGAGCAATTAAAAATCGAGACTTTTAGTAAATCTGTTCAGGCTTATGTAGCAGGAATAGAAGCTGAAAAAATGAAAATTGATATTTATACTTCTAAAGTAGGGGCTGAGAAGGTTAAAGCAGAAACCTATGTTGCTTCTATCGAAGCTTTTAAAACAAAGGTTGAGGCTGAACGTTTAAAGATTGGCACTGAAGTAACTGTTAAAGAACTTCAATTGAAAGAGAATCAATATTTGATTGAAAAATACAGGGCGAATATTTCCAAATATCAGGCTGAACTTCAAGCTGATTCCAACACAAACGATAGGGAATTGAAAGCATTTCAGGCTATGTCCACAGCTTATTCAGTTGAAACAGAAGCGGATAAAGCTGTTAATTTGACAAAAATCGAAGAGATGAAAACTTTAATATCTAAGGCTCAGTTAGAAGTTCAGAAGATAGTCCAAGAATTACAGCTTACCGTCCAGTCCTATGTGGCGTTAAAAGAACTTCAAGTCAAAGGTACAGAAGGTATAATGAATGTCGGTTCTCAATTAGCTGCATCTGCCATGAACTCTGTTAATGCTTCTGCAAGTTATGGATTCGGATCAAGTCGCTCTGGTACTTATGCTTATCGTCCAGATGTTTTTAAATCAGAAAGCATTACTGAGACCCACACTTATAACCATCCAGTAACATAATTTATATGAGGTAATATATGGACTTAGCTTATAAATATCGAGATTCAAATAAAAGGCCAGGTGTACTTGAACGAAATGCTGCAAAAGAAGCTGAAAGAGTTGCTATGATTCGTCAAGACTCTGATGCTTGGAAAGCCAGGCAACAACAACTTGCAGATGCCAAGACAGCAAGGGAATTTACCTTAAATCAGCAGAAACAAAAAGATCGTGGTTTAGCCAATATACAGTCTTTAAAAAATAAAGGCCAGCTTGCAAATACTGGGTTACAAAATGCTGGGAAGTTATCAGAAATTGGGATGACTGAATCTGGTTTGAATAGTCGTAAAGCTTTAGATCTTGGCGAGCAAAGAAATAAAAATAAATTAAATTTCTTAGCTGATATTGGAAAAACATCAACTGGTGTTACTGGAGAGAAATCACTTAATTCTGGAGTTTTTAATTCACTAAAAAATCAAAGCGGATTGTTTGGCAATCAAGATCCTTTAACTGCTTCTGGATCTCCGTTTAGTTTTGCTGATCCGGTTGAACCTTTAACTACTCAGAAGGAATCTAAGATAAATTCTGGTGGCACTGTAAATGGTATTCCAATAACAGAATTTATGAATGCAGTTAAAAATAGTCCAGCTGATAATTCTGGTGGTCGTGGCGAAAATATGAATGTTGTTAATCTTCTTAATCAAGGTTTACCAGCACAAATAAACCCAAGCAATACAACTAGAAATGAATCATTGCAGCCTGATGTAGCTCCAATAGTTGAAAGACCCCAAACATTGCCTGCTGCCAGAAGATTACGTCCTTCCCCAAGTACAGGACAATTACAATCTTTACAAAAACAATCTGCTCTTGATGTACAAAGGAATAGTGCCCCAACTATTTCGAATAATTTTCAAGCATTACGAAAGAATCTTGCTCAATATGATTCTACCCCAACTCCGATACAAAGAAATATGAATGTTGATTTAATGCCATCCACAGAAAGATACGATAAAAAAGGTTTTAGGGCAGCTTATCCTGACTTACGGAAAAAGTACCCAAATAAAACAGCACAAGAACTTTTATATCTTTTCCAGGATAATTAATAAGGATGTAACTAATGGCAAAAGCAACACCAGAAGCAATTAAAGAATATGGATATGATAAATTCATTGATGATATAGGTGAAGAACAGCATAATAACCTTTGGGAAAATGAGCCAAGATATAAGGTGTTGTTTGGAGATCAGCAAGAAGTATATTCACCCAAAACATTAAATGCAGTGAAGCAACAGCAAGCTAGTAAAGAACGAGGCTTGGCGAACCTTGAAGCTCAAGGTGATTTTATAACAGGCATAAAACGCAATATCGATCAGACTCAAGGAGCTGGTTACGGAGCAGTCGCATTGACCGGTCGTGCTTTGGAGAATATGGGTGCAGATAATGTTGGTCAAAGGATGCAAGATTTTGGTATGGAAGGTTATCGCCGAAATTTGGCTGAAGCTGCTGAGAATCCTGCCCGCTATAGTTTTAAAGACGTATGGGATGGTAAGGCCGGACTTGGTGGAACAGCAGACTTTGTTCAGGGCACAATCGGTTCGTTACTTCCAAGTATGGCTACTGCCGCACTTGGTGGTGGTGCTGGTGGATTTGCAGCTAAAAAACTTATTACAGGCTTAACAAAGAAAGGATTGACAAGAGCTGCCCAAGCTGGCATGGTATCCACGGTAGCAACACAAGAAGCTGGTGGAATGTATGCAGATCTGTTGGAAACTCATGGTGTTAAAGCTCCAGCAATGTCTGCTGCTTTAGGTACTTTGTCTGGAGCACTTGAACTGCTGGGCGGGAATAGTAAGTTAATCGGAACTCTGATTAATGGTATCGCATCTGGGAGTGCAAAAACAGCTAAACGTGGAGCACTTGAGATTGTTCATAATATGGGCGAAGAAGGCTTACAAGAAGCGGGACAATCCGCGATTGGTATACTCAATACAGTTTTGAATACTGATGAGAAGTTTTTCACAAATGATAATAAGTGGGAAATCTTGGAAAGTGCTGCTGCTGGTGTTGTAGGCGGAGGCTTTGGTGGTGCAGCTAATACTATGATGGGCAAAACTTCGGAAGCACCAGATCAAGAAGCACGTATTAACGAACGTGTGGATAATATTAAGTCTGCTGGAGAAGCAAATATTCAGCAAGCAGTAGTATCTTTGACGGAACAAAATGCAGCTAATACAAAGATATTGAATAATCCCTTGAGAGTGCAAAGAGCTGCCCAGGCTGAAGGTATGTCTATTGATGATTTTACAGCTCAATTGACTGCCGAAACAGATGTTAATTCCCAGATTGTATCGAAACTAACTGGAGAAGAAGTACCTATTGCTGGAGCTACCCCAGTTGACGATCGCATAAATAAAGATGCCTTTGCCCTGCCTGATGATATTACTGAGATAAATAAACAAATTGGGAACTTGGAGGCAGTTGAGAATCCTCCAGCTGGGGTTACGTCACGACTTTATGAGCTTCAAGCAAAGCGTGATAACATCCAGCAAGAAGCATTTAATAAAACTCCTGAAGGCTTGCAAAATCAAGTAAGAAACTTCCAGTTGCTTTTATCTACTCCGGAACTGTTGCAAGAAGAATCTGTTAAACGTAACTTAAGTTTAGCTGATACTAAGAAAGCAGTCCGCATAGATATGGTTAATCTTGCTAATCAGATTACTAAGGCAATTCCGTTACAAAGCCAAGATAATGTTGTTCCGCCTGGTAAATCCTTACGTGAAGAAGAACTCCGGCAAAATCGTGAAGCTGGCCTTGAGCAATCTATTGGACTATCTGTGAATAAAGGAGCAGAAGAATCTGCTGATATACTTACGGCGAATAAACCAACTATTCTAGAGGAAGATCGACAAACTTCTATTAGTGATTATCAGTCATCTATACGAAATACTATTGCTGGACAACAAAACATTCAGCAAACAAGAAAACTTGCCTCTGAGATTAAGCAAGAAATCAAACAGAGAGATGTCCAGCAAGAAAATAAAAGAAGTATTGAAGATTATCAAGTTGATTTAGCTTTATCACGGGTAGATAAAATATCTGATCAAGAAGATTCTATTAGAAGCCAAGAAGTTATTGCATCTACTAAAGTTAAGGCAGCTCAAGTCAGGCAAGAAATCAGTAATAAAGAAGCCATTAAACAAATAGAGGCTTTTCAAAATGACTTAGTTAATACTACTGACGCACTTAGAAAAGATCGTGAGGCTTTAGCCCATAGTGAAGAAGTAATCAGTACTACTAAAAATCAAGTAGAAAAAGTTCGTGCTGAAATTAGGAAAAAAGAACTTTTAAAGGAAATAACTACTTATCAAGATTCAATTGTAAATGCTATTGATAAGATTAATGCAGAAAAAGATGCTTTGACAAAAAGTCAACAAGTTATTGCATCTACCCGACAAAAAGCTAATGAAGTTCGTGCTAATATTGAAGATGATTATTGGCAAGAAGTTAAAACAGAAATAGAAAAACAGCAGCAAATTAAAATGCTTAAAGAGCAAGGCGCTGCAATGAAGAAAAGATTTCTTGCCCGTCATGCAAAAGAGATTGAAAAGAAGATACAAGAAGATCTTGATGCTAAGGAATCTTATGAGGCAACAAAATTAAAAGGTACAGTTCCTTTAGCTGAACAGTATAAACGCCAAAGGTGGTTTCAACAAATTGCGAAAGACCTCGGGGATGTTACTGATCCCAACAGGGTGGCAACTGGCCAAGATAGAGCTCGAACAATTCCTGGAGAACATCAATTAGGTGCTGTTAAACTTGGTTCAGCACAAGGAATGGGTGAGTCAGGCCTGATTGATAGAACAAAACAGAACTTACCAACCGATGAAACGAGTGTGTTCAAAAATGAACAACAAGTCGGCATAGAAGCAAATCAACAAGCCGCCCTTGATCTTGAAACACAGCAGGAAGAAGATCAAATTCGTACTGATCTTAAATCTAAATATCAGGAAAATGAAGATCAATTAGGAAGTCTTCAAAATGAATATAATAAAACAATTAATGAACTTGAAAATGAATATATTGAGCGAGAAGATTATGATCGCCTAAGACAGAAATCAGCAACTTTACGTGGACAAGAAAATGATTTACTTAGCCAAAAAAGTGATTTATTAGAACAATTAGATGCAATGAAAAAAGAAGTTGTGCCAAATATTGATGATCAAATAACTTCGAATGAATCTCGAATTGACGAAATCATGAATGAGCTGGATGTTGAAAAAGATAAGGCTACACGCAAAGCATTGCTGCAAGAAGCTCAGGATTTGTCAGCGCAAAATGAGAAGCTTAAAATTACTCCGCAGTTTCAAATAACTGATGCTATTCATTATGGCTCTTATCGAGGTGGCGATATTTTATCTGCCATGCTTCATTCTGGTGAAGGAAGTAGTATTCTTGGGCCAGGAATATACTTTTCTACTGATTTAGCTTTAGCTAAAAATGTTTACAGTAAATATGGTGATGAGACTAAAATATCTATTGAAACAGATGATTTTTATGATGTCCTAAATGATCCTATACCTCCAAAACTTAAAGCAGCTCTTGCTGAAGGTGGTTTAGATACACAAGAAAAAATCACTAAAGCTGAGAATCATAAATCAAATTTCAAACATGGTCGAGGTGTTATTGGTGCTTTAGTTCATACTGTAGGAGCTGAGAAAGCTAGAAAGCTATTGGTTAAACATGGGATTAAAGGAGCAAAAGAAAAGTTACCTTCAGGAGCTTATGAAATTGCTGTTTTTGATGATAATTTATTACCAGAAAGAAATAAGCCTAAAGAAGCAAAAGATTTTTTCACTGCGGAGGATCTTTTTCTTCTTAATGAATTAAAATCATTACCTATGTCTGATTGGTTTGATGCTATGACATTACCTAAGTATCAATCTGCGTTAGATAAGACTGAGCGCTTTGGAAAACCAAATAAAAAGAATAGTACATCTGACGCAGTTAAAGCTTATTTTGAAATTCGAACTGATCAAACGCATTCAAAAGGAATAAGCCTCCCGCATGAAATTGCGAATAAAAAACAGAAAACTACTTTAAAATTAACAGCAAAAGAAAAAGCCTTAGATGATAAAATTAATGCAATGGATATCTTTGATCAAATAGATGTTATGGAAACCCCAGAAGGGAGAGCATTAGAAAAAAAATTAAAAGAAATCTATTATCAAAATATGGTTTTTACGGATACTGTAAAAATTTACCGTGGTATGGGTAAAGATAGACCTGGACACTTAAGTAGAGAAGGTTATAATCTTTTTGGTAGTTCAGATAAAAATATAGCGAGAAGTTATTCTGGAGCTAAAGGAATAATTAAAGCTCTGGAGATTCCAGTAACTAAAATTATCGACTTTGAGCAAGAAACAGCTTTTTTTGATAAGGTTAAATTTGATAAGCAAGCAAAATTATTAGCTCCTGGATCAGTTCTTCTGGCTAGAAATGTTCATGATGTTGGGCCAGAAGCAAGTAAAAAAATTGATCCTGAGATGCGTTATTCATATCCATCAGATATTTATGCTTTTGGGCAAATTACTGATCGTCAACAGCAGGCAATAAAAGAATTACCTAATATTGATCCAGTTTCTTTTCAAATTACTGAAGAACTAACATCAGCCCAGAAGAAACTTCAATGGGAAATTGAAAGCCTTGAAGCAAAAGAAAAATTACCTGCACCACAAAAAAGACTTCTTGCTCGTCTTAAAAAGCAGTTAATTGATTCAATGCAGGCTAGTAATTTAGCTCCTACAAAAGCTATTGGGAAACTTTATCATGGATCAAGCAGAGAAGGGCTTACGTCAGGAAAGGATCTTCCTGATGGTCACCGAGGTTATTTTCTAACTGAAGATCCTACTGTAGCAAGTAAGTTTGGTACAGTCCATGAAGCAACTTTAAGCATTCCACCAGAAAAAATATTCGATGCAAGAAAACCTGAACATGCTGAAGCATTAGATAAGATTGCTGAAAAGACTGCTCACATAAATAAGTTGAACGGTAAAGATGGGCAAGTTAGTAATGCGCAAGAAGGCAGCTTTAACTTTTATGAAGATCCACAAGTTTTCTGGGCTTTGAAAGATTTAGGTTTTGAAGCTAATTGGCAAGTTGAAGATGGTGCTAATGTTATTAGAGTTTTTAATAAAAATGCAATTGAATCTTTTACGCCGCAGTTTCAAATAGTTTATCATGGTACTCCTCATCAATGGCAACCAGAGCCTGGGTTTCCAAATGGACGGCCTCGCCTTGATATGATCATGAATAAAGAGGTTGTTGGTGAAGGTGCTTGGGCTTATGGTGCTGGATGGTATAGTGCTGACAGTAAGGAAGTAGGAGCATCTTATTTAGATTCTTCTTTTGATTATTTGGTTAATCAACTAGCAGATATTTCTGATATCTCTGGAAATTCTTTAAAAGGTAAAGAATCTTTACATAAACAATTAACTGACAAACTTAATAAATATCCTTCTCAATCAGGCTCATTATATAAGCTCGACATTCCAGATTCTGTTATACCAAAACTTTTGGATTGGGACAAATCGTTAAAGCAACAAAATTCTAATGTAAAAAATATTTTAAAGCAAGTAACTGATTTTTTACTTCTGCATAAAGATAAAGTTGCTCCGATAGAACTTAAACATATTAAGGAAGAAAGTATTACTGGCAGGGCACTTTACAAAGAATTAAGATATGTTCTTGGAAGTAAGCAAGCTGCTTCAGAATATTTAGCTTCATTAGGTATTCCAGGCAATAAGTATTTAGATGGAATGAGTCGTAGTGAGGGTAAAGGTAATTTGAATTACGTTTTATGGGATCAAAAAGTTCTTGATCAAGTAGCATTGTTGGAACGTAATCAAGAAAAACTGCATATAATGCAGGCAGAAATCCGAAATGACAAGACACCTTCAAAAGGAATAAGCCTCCTTGATATTAAGAACATGTACAAAGATCAGGAAGTCTTTCAAAATGAGGATGGCCTGATATCTGTAAAACTCAAAAATGGTAAAGGCATCACGTTCCAGAGTATCCAAGACGCAGGGGAAGGCTTTATTCAGTATGCAATCTCCACTGGGCAAATGTCAAAAAATGGTAAGATCCTCGGTGTTACGCTAGGCAGCGATATTTTACTCGACGAGAATTTTGCTGATAATAGAACTCTGTGGCATGAAAACAAGCATGTTCTTGACAATCTTGGAATGATTACTAAAGCTGATAATGCCGCGTTGAATAAGGAGTTTAATAAACTTAATAAGGCAGGCCAGTTAGATTTTGCTTTAAGTACTCATACTGATCCTATAAAAGCCATGGAAGAAAATCGAGCTAATATGTTCGCTCAGATAATGGTTAACAAAGATGCTTATGCAGGCACAACTTTTGAGAAAATTATCCAGAAGATAATGGAATTTTTCAATAAAATGCTTGGGCTTGGTAGGCAATCCATATCAGGCTTGATTAGTGAAGTTGAAAGTGGCAAAATATACGAAAGGCAAGTAAACGGTAAGTCAGTTCAAACGATTAAGCCTCAAACAGAAGTTACTGCTGAAAAATGGTATTCCACTATTGCCAAGACCATTGATGCTAGCAATATGAAGTCTGCTAAAGCTGGAGCGTGGTTAAATAATATTAAAAAAGCTCCAGGAATTAAAAAGGATGAACTTGATTGGACTGGGTTGTCTGCAATGTTGTTAGAAAATCCACAGAAGAAATTAACTAAGGATGAAATAACAACTTGGTTTAATGAACATCAGGTGAAGCTTGAAGAGGTTGTGTTAGATGACTTTTCTTATATTGAACAAGAATTAGAAGCTCTTTATTCGGAACAAGCCTATCTTGATCAAGAAGAAAATCTTTCTCCTTTAATGCAGCAAAGGCAATTAGAAGTTGAGGATGAGATAGATGCTTTAACAATTCGGAGTGATTTCTTTTCTGAGGAAACAGGCACTAAATTTTATGCTTACAAAGAAGCCGGTGGTCAAGATTACAAAGAACTTATTATAACTCTACCTGGAAAAACAAAGTATACTTCCAATGCTCATTGGGGTGACACTTCTAATCCAGTAGTTCATTTTAGAATATTAACCCGATTTGCTGAAAATGGTTCCAAGATACTTCATGCTGAAGAAGTTCAAAGTGATTGGGATCAGGAATTAAGAAAGAAAGGTGAAAGTAAAGACTTATATTCTTTTTATAATATCCCAGTAAAAAGAAATCCTAATGGGATGCCTACAGTACGATCAGATATGATGTTAAAAAATAAAATTAATCAGCTTCTTACTCTTGGCGAAATAACACAAGAACAAGCTAGAAATGATTTATCTTTAATATCTGATGGTGATCAAGGGATTGAGCGAAATCCATTCTCTGAAAATGCTGTAATGTTGGGTATGAAGCGAATGGTAAGGTATGCTGCAGAGAATGGTTTTAACAAAATAGCTTGGTCAGGTGCGGATATACAAGTCAAACGCTGGGGAAGTGAAGCATTTAATTGGAAAACAAATCTTGATGGTGATTTAGAATTAAGTGGTTTTGCACAAGTTGCTGGTGATGCCTTTATGGGGATGGCGGCACAGTTAGAAGGTAAAACATTTGATTTAGTTGATTTTATTAGTTCTCGTGATGATGTCTATGATCATATTAAAGATGTGTTGAAACATAAAGAAGGTGAATATTCCAAGAAGACTTGGGAAGAGTATTTAGATAAAACAGCAGATAAGTTATGGCAACGCATGCAAGAAAATCCTACTGGTGAATATCTTCCCAGAAAGGAAGGCATGGTAGAGTTTTATAATAAGATGCTTCCAAGGATGCTTCAGAAAGAATTTGGTAAAGGTCAGTGGGGAAGTGCTAAGTTGGATTTTATTCAAGTTGATGGAATGAAGTTGCCAAGTATGGAGATCACTGATCGGATGCGCAGCAAGGCAATGCGTGAAGGCATGCCGATGTTTGAAACCAGGGAGCAAATAGTCCCTCAAGAAACATATGACAAAGTTTTTACCCAAAAAAACAATTTACTTAAAGACATCCAGCAAATCTTCCGAATGAAGGCCACTGACATAAAGCTGCTTGGGGACAAACTGTTGGGTTCTACCCATACTCGATTACAAAACATAAGTCCAAAGCTTGCTGCTGAATATCGAAACCTCGATTTCCGGACTGGCCAATCTGTAGCATCCGTCTTAGAAGCAGCTCATCCGCTTATGCTTAAAGCAAAGAAACAAATGTCCGCCAAGGATAAAGTCGAATGGGATTGGGCGAGAAAACAAAGTGATCCAGGTAAAATTGATCAGTTGACTCAGAAGTATGGATTGACTGAAGACTATAATAACGTAAGAACACAGCTTAATAAGCTCAGGCAAGATGCTGAAGATGTTGGCTACAATGTAGGCTATATTGATGAATATTGGCCTCGTGTAATCAAAGATATGGAAGGCTTTCTTCAGGAAACCCAAGAGATTTCACAGCAACCAATATATAGTAATGCCATAAAAGCTGAAGCAGCTAAACTTGATATAAGTGTCCAAGAGTTTAATCGTACCTATCCTGAAGTCCGTGCTGATATTATTAGCAACATAATCTTAGGTCATCCTACTGGAATATCTGGGCCGGGCAATATTCAAGGCAGAGTATTTAAAGAGATTGAATCAAAGTATGCAAAATTCTATGAAGATTCTGACGCTGCATTGATGACATACATATATAGTATGACTAAAAAAATTGAGGCAAGACGCTTCTTTGGTAAGGTTCCAGCAGCGATAAGTAAAGCAAAGTCAGCAGTTAAACGAGATCAAACAAACCTAATTAAGTACGAACAACTCAAAGCACTGGATACTGCCGAAGCAGATACAACAAATAAAGATGCTTATAGCAAAAAGATTAAATCCCTCCAAGATAATATAAAACTCAATTCGGTGAAGATCGAAGAGTATAAGAACAAACGAGATTATACTGACAACATTGGGACGTATATTTCAGATTTGATGATCTCCGGTGAGTTAGGGAAAAAAGATGAGAAGCTAGTAAATGATATTCTGGACGCCAGATTCCACGAGCACGGCACAACAGGTATTACAAATACAATTAAGAATGCTTCCTACATAGATACCATGGGCAGCTTTACGTCGGCCGCTACTCAGATTGGTGATCTTGCCTGGGCAATGTATGTTGGAAAGGTTTGGACACCCAGGGGATTTAGCAACACCTTAAAAAACTTCAATGCTGCGGTATTGAAAAGGTCAAATATTACTAAAGAAAACTTAGGCCTGGATAGAATTGCACAAGAGTTTGCAGGAAATGATTCGTTAAGCAAAGCGGTATCTAAAGTGTTCTGGGCAGTTGGTCTTGAGAAGATGGACTCCATCGGTAAAGAGGTGTTGATAAACAATTCTTTAGATAACTATAAAAATAGGGCAAGTACAGAGGCTGGTAGGCAGCAACTACTTAAGGATATCAGACCGATTTTTGGGAAAGAATCTAATCAAGTCATACAAGATTTACTTGGAAACCCAATTACGGACAACGTAAAACTTTTGGTCTACCATAGATTGTTGGACTTTCAGCCAGTAGCACTTTCTGAAATGCCTGAAAAATATCTTAATGCAGGCAATGGCAGAATTTTTTATATGCTAAAGACTTACACAATAAAACAGCTTGATGTTTTTCGCCGAGAGGTGTTTAACAACATTAAAAGTGGTGAGCAAGATAAGATAATAACAGGCATAAGTAATATGGTTGCCATAACTACCTTATTAACACTTGCTAATGCTGGGGCGGATGAAATAAAAGACTTAATGTTAGGCAAGGAAATGAGGTTTGAAGATCACGTAATTGAAAACCTTCTTACCCTTGGTGGAGCCTCCAGATATATGAAAGCAGAGATAAATCAGGAAGGTCTAGGATCGGCAATCATAGGCCAAATTTTACCTCCGACAAAGTTTGTAGATGCCCTATCGAAAGATGTTACTGGAGATGTTTCAAAAGGCATCCGGTCTGTAGATTCTATTCCTGGAATTGGTAAACTTTATTACTGGCATATGGGCAAAGGAGTTGAGTTTAAGAAGAGTATTCCTGAGCAAGATTTTAACAAGGCAGGGAAAGAAGTAAAGAAGTTCAAAAAGTCTTTTGAGGAAGCAACTAATAAGCGGCTCTTCCTTAATATGAATAAAGAAGCTTTTAAAGGGATGAAAACTTATGAAGCCTATCAAAGTGCCTTACGTAAAAATAAATCGAAAGAAAACAAACTTAAAGAGTTGCCACAGCAATCCACGGCAGTCTTGACTGAACTTGGTAAATTAAATGCCCAGCGTGAAGATCTTTATAAGCAATTCAATGTAATAAAATAGGTGGGATAATGCCTTGTCCAGTAATAGCAGACGGTAGTGAATTAGCAGACGGCAGTTGTTATGCTGGATTATGTATCCGATCGTTTATTGTTGCTCCTGTGAATGGTACAGATACTGCTGATATAGATATGTTTATAGATCGATCTTTGTTGGTGAATCTGAATAATGTTACAGATGCTTCCAATATAGACAAATTGATTAAAAAAGCATTAACGGTAAATATTGCAAATAATACAGATGCCTTAGCTATTGATATTTTAATCTCCAGGGGGGTGTTTGTTGATATAGCTAACACAACCAGTACAACTAGCCTATATGGAAAAATTGCAAGAGTATTATCTAGCAATATAATTAATGATACATACACAACTACTATTGATCATGTGTTTATTAGATCATTTTTATTTAATCTTGCAAGTAATACAGATACTTCAGACATAACTTCAATAATAATTAGAGATTTATTTGTTGACATTGAAAATACAACAGAAGCATCAGAAATAAACCCTATCATTCTAGGTATTATATCTCTTGCCCTCAATCATGTAAACACAACAGAAACAACAGATATTGGCAAGTTGCTTACTAGAGCATTTTTTAACAATTCAACTAATTTAACAAGTACATCTGATTTAGCAAGTCTGATTGCACGAGCTTTGCAAATCAATCTTACTGACAATACAAACATTACTACCATAAGTTATGATCTTGTTAAAGCATTTTTGATCAATATTTCAAACAGTACAGAAGCATCTGAGATTTCTGCAATATTTGCTAGAGCGATTTTAATTAACCTATCAAACGATACAAATACAGCAACTATTTCTATTGATATCGCTGGGATAATCTCATTTCTTTTAAATCATTCCAATGAATCCAATACTCCTGATATTAATAAGTTAATTAATAGATTATTATTTATTAATATTGATAATACCACCAATACGGCAACTGCAACTTCAACGAATTTTGCCTTATTATCATTTCTGGCAAGCATTGACAACAGCACTCTTACATCAGATATTGATAGGCAAAGTACTAGAGCTTTTAGAATTGACAACAGTAACGATATAATTACATCAAATATTAATCAACTTGTTTTACGGGTATTATTGAACAATCTCACTAATGAGACAAATACAATAGATGTTTTATTACTACTTAGTTCGCTTGGGATTGTAGTTTGTCCTACCTGTTATGTTACTGCTAATGATTATTCAATAACAACAAGTGCTTCAGCCTCAACTTTAATTACAAGCAACCAGGCATATAGCATCTTAATACCTTCATGCACCATATAAAATAGGAACTAAACACCATGGGTAAATTATCAACATTCGCAAAAAACGAACTTCTTGACCACATTTTTAAATCAGCTTACGGAACTGGAAGCACTATTTATCTTTGTCTTTGTACTGGAGATCCAACAATTGCCGGAACAGGTGCAAGCATGTCTGAAGTAGCAGACGCAAACGGTTATGCCAGGAAGGCCATTACGTTCGGTACAGCAGCATCCCGAAAAATAATTCAATCTGCACAGGTTGATTTTGATCAGGCATCTGGAGTGTGGGGAACGATTACACATTACAGCATATGTGATTCTGCAACACATGGATCAGGAAACATGTTGGCGTTTGGAAGTTTTATAAGTTCTTTTGCCCCAGTGACCGGGAACACTCCAAAAGTTCCTATATCTGAAGTTGAAGTTGAGATTGTTGCTACTGCTTCAGGGGCTGGTTTTTCAGATTACCTTGTTCATAAATTGCTTGAATTGATGTTTAAAGCAACTGCTTACCCCACACCATCGACATCTCTCCACATTGCCATGAGTACGACAATACTTGATGATCAGGATGCTGTTACTGGGGACTTTACCGAGTCTTCAGGAAATGGTTATGCACGGGAACCTGTGCCTGCGACAAGTTTTGACGTTGCGGATTCTGCTACAATTGCAAACAACACAGCGATTACTTTTGACACTCCATCTGGATCTTGGGGGATAGTTGTAGCTCTCGTGACTATGGATCATCTGACAGCAGGCAATATCCTTGCTTATGACAATGCAAATGTAGTTGATCAAGAGCCAGGGGATGGGGATACAATAGAAATTGCTATTGGTGCCTATGATGCAGCATTAGATTAATATGGAGGATAAGGAATGGCAAGCATAACGATTTGGAAAGATCGTGACAATCCGTCTTTCATTCAGCTCCTCAAAGGCGGGGAGCTTTTAACTGAGCTTGAAATGGATGCTATCACGAAAATAGAAATCTTGTTTAATGGAACTTATTATAGTAGTGCAGATTATGCAGGGCTGTTTGACTGGACAACCTACAAAAGTACAGCTAAAGTCATGATAACTGCTGGCATGATAGATATGGGAGTTGTTTTAACTGATAAAAAAGCAGAGTTGATTGTATACGATGCGAGTAATATCAATGGTATTGTGTGGGCACAAATTAGCATCACTATTAAAGCAGATGCAAAGGTGGTAGTATAAATGGCTGATCAAAGGATACAATATACAGAAGAAATGGTCGGTGCCGGTCATGGGACAAAACCAGATACACTTAACAGATTGATGCTGGTAGAACACACCACTGAAGGATTGCACAAAAACGAGTTATATGATGCCAAGGGAGACCTTTTAATTGCCACTGCGGCAGATACGCCGGGAAAATTACCTGTTGGAGCGGATGATTATGTTTTGACTGCTGATTCGACACAAGCAGGTGGGGTAAAATGGGCAGAAGCAGCAGCGGGGAATGCTAAGGCAAATACAATTATAGTTGCAAAAACAGGCGGTGATTATGACACCATTCAGGCAGCCATTAATGCTTCCAATAGTGGTGATGCAATCATTATTTATCCAGGAACTTACACAGAAAATATAACAGTTAAAGCTGGAGCCACAACAAATCTTGAAGGGCGTGGTAATATGGGAAGTGTCATTATAGAAGCAAACGTGGGCAATGTCTTGACTGTCCCGTCAACTATGATGACTATGGTTTTTATTCGGAATCTCAAGCTGAAATCCACAGTATCAGGTGTGAATATAGCAAAGTTAGTGAGTAGCCAAGGTATGATGGTTTCTTTCTTGGACTCAGTATTTGATTATAATTTATCTAACGGATATACTGAAAAAATCATTGATTTGCAATCTGGATCTCATGTTTTTATGAATTGTAAATTTGATTTAGATGCTACAGGCACTTCAGGAGGTGTGAGCAGTTTTATTTCCGCTGCTGGTTCTGTTGTGTTTAATATTTTGCAAGGCTTCGGGGATATCCAATTTGCTGCAATTGCAGCAACTGATCATGTACATTTTATTAATTACGAATCAACTGCCTTGAGCATAATTCGAGATTTTGATTGCACTATTGATGCACCAACAGCGAGTTTTGAAGGGCATTTGGACTTTGTCCATATGGATTCTGTTGGTGAATTTGAGTCAATGGGCAACAAAATATCTATGAAAACTCTAAGTGGAGCAGCAGGTTCTTATGGACAGCCTTACCATTTAGCTGCGGGCACTGGCGGGCATATCCACTCAACCAGTAATAGAATTTCTATCACTGGCTTTGATAAAAATTACATCGGGAATATTGCTGCTGGCGATATTCTTTACTCTCATTTTGACGATATTGTGGCAGAAGATGGGATTATTGGCGATGGGGAATACTCGTATGTCAATAGTCCTAGTGAAGGTGATCTTCAAATGAGCGGGAATATAATTAAGAAATTAATTAATATAACTGCTGATTACGATGAGACTGAAAGTTGGGAATTTGGGATATTAAGTGCCAATTCTGCAACAACAGATATAACAGCAACATTAAATCCTACATATTTTGCAGGGATACCGAGTGGAGCAACCAAAACTTTTGTCAATACAGGATCGACTCATAATTTGATCCTTGATCCTAATGGAGCAATTTGGGGAGGCTCAACACAGGAGAGAGCTATTTATCCTGGCGGTTATATTATTTTTGAAAGAGTAGGGAATGAAGGGATTATTATTGCCTCGCATAATACAAGCTTCAATATTGCTATAGAAAGTATTGCTAATATAAGTTTTCATGTTGATTTTAGTGATGAAAGTTCAGTTACGGTAGATAGTAATGATCACATTACGAATGTTGTGGACAGCGTTAATTTATGGAATGGCGTTCCATCAGCAGTTACAGGCGTTGCTTATAATGACACTACTCAGAATGGATTAAAAACAGCTTTATGGGACACATCAAATACTCCTTTGAGTTTCGGAGATAACGATATACATAATAATACGGCAGGTCGTGGGATGACGATTGTTGCTGTTGTGAAAGCTGCTAACACCAACGATGCTATTATGTCGAAATATTATGATGCAACCCCACAAAGAGAATGGAGGATGTACACGAGCAATCTTACTATTTATAGCGAACTATCTGCCGCAGGAAATGAAGCAGTAATAAATTACTCATCTAATTATGGTGAATGGCAAGTGCTGCAAATCGAATGGGTGCCGGGTGAAGGGGCAAAAGCATATAAAAATGGTTTTCTGTTGGGGACTTCAAGTTATACTGTTGCTGCAATACCAGCAGGGACAGCAGATCTATTGATCGGAGCCAGTGATGCAACAGGTGCAGATTTTTCCGGTGAAATTGGAGAGATATACGCTTTCTCTGATACATTGACGAGTGATGAACGAAAAGCAGTAACTTCTAAGCTTGGAGCAAAATGGGATATTGATGTTGCAGTGTTTTCT